ACCAACACCAACAACACGATAGCCGAAGGCTTTGCACAAAGCCAATTTAATTTGGTCTTCCCAAAGGAGAACCAAGCCAGTAGTGCTAAGCACTATAGTAGTCAAGCTGAGAATGTCGAGAGTTGTCATTTTGTTCCTTCATGTCTTTCATTTAACTTAAGAGAAAAAGTATTTCCCTTTCTCATACTGATGAAAGGGATACTTTTTCTGTTAAATGAAAGACATGGGTTTACGCATACATATGCAGATCTTTGTATTTTTAAACAAAAGAAGATGCCAACATAGTTGTCATATCTTTTGTGTATATAAAAATACAAAGTGACTAGGGAGTTATCCACAAGTTGTCATTGAGCCATACCGTTATGCTGTGGATATCGTTAGGTTTGCTGTGGATAACTTAGCATTGGGATATGGTAATGACGGGGTATATTTGCTTAAAAATTAAGCAAGATGGGGTAGGGTTTAAAAAGGGTTGATTTATATACCACCTAGGGTATGTCTCGATGTTGCTTAAAAAATAGGCAATTATTTTCAGTTTTTCAACATTGTCAACCGATTTTGAATCAGTATTCAAGATCTTCTAAGTCTTTGAATTCATTGAAGAATCTTTTCTTTGAGTTGAATGCATTCAAGATCTTTGATTCACTCGCATGTCGCATCGCATGTCGCAGGGCTGCACCGAGGTGAGCGTGGCTGTAGCGAGGGCGGGCGTGGGCACAGGGGGGTATGGCGCTATCTGTATATGGCCTCGTACAAAAATCAGGAAAAATAGACTTGTTAACCAAGGCTGGTTTACAGCAGCGCCCACACACCTCTAAAACAATTAGGGACAGATCAACTATGACAATTTGCACTGTTCTGTGCACATAGATGTGTACACGCTAGTATAGAAACTGTTCAGTATGTTGAACAAATAAGAACAGTTCTCATTGAAGTTTCATGCAACTTGATACTTAAAAGTGCTAACTAGATACTTAAACAACAACCTATAGGTATTGCCTATTGTCAGTAGGTTAAGAAGACACCCCCATATGGACCAATCGTCTAGGGAGGTACAACATATTTGAAGCTTTCTAAAAGAAAAGCTTGACATTGTTTTTAATGTGTGTAAAACTACCAGTACCTGCACCATGTATGCTTTAGACATACAGGCGATACGAAGAAAAAGTATAGGCTACCTTCCGGCTACGGGTAAAGAAATGAGCTTGCAATCGGCTGCTGAAGAGAAAAGACTCGGAGAGAATGACATAGGGGCCACTGTGTTGTTCTTGCTCTGAATACTGGCAGTGGTAACACCTTACACTGACCAGACTAGACTTGATGTGGGTACTTGTTAAAAGCTGTTGCTAAAAGGGTGGGCTAACAACAGCCATAGATGAACACATCCCTTATGGGCTTTCTAGGTGTATGTTCTAGATATTAGGTATAGTTGGTTGTATTTCACTATGTGATATAAACAGTCAACAACACTTATAGACATACATTGGGATAGGTTGTTATGTGTAGCAATAAATGCTACCATACCACCTTAGCTAGGCTATGTGTGTTAGCATAAAGCATTATGGCAACAACCCTCTATACAAGACAACAACTAGAAGATGCTGGACTATCTAACACATATCCCTACAGCATGTTCACCCAAGCTTCATTAGCTCTACATAGGGGCTATGCTGATAAGCTTCATTTGTTCCACAGTGATGTTTATTATGTGAGAGCAGCGATGGAGAAAGATACAGGATATGTATTTCCTTTAGATGCTGTAGAGGATGCAATGAGAGCTGAGGGTTGGAAAGAACATAGACACTTACCAAAGAAGAAACAACATGGCAACAAAGAAAAGCACAGTTAATGCTACTGGTAATTACACAAAGCCTACAATGCGTAAGGCGTTAGTTGCTAGTGTGAAGGCTGGTAGTAAGGGGGGTGATGCTGGTGAATGGTCTGCTAGGAAGGCTCAGCTTGTAGCTAAGCTATATAAAGCTAAGGGTGGTGGATATAAATGAAAGCTTCTCAGAAGTCTTTGAAGGAATGGACAGAGCAGAAATGGACTACCAGTGATGGTAGTGCTTCTAAGGGGAAGAAGCGTTATCTTCCTGAAGCTGCATGGAAGAGTTTGTCTCCTTCTGAGAAGGCTGCTACTAACAAAGCTAAGGCTGCTGGTGATAAAGCTGGTAAGCAATTTGTTAAACAGCCAAAAGCCATTGCTAAGAAAGTGAGCAAATTTAGATGATTAAAAGAGGCACTGAAGAGTTTAGCGGGTATAACAAGCCTAAGGCAACTCCTAAGCATCCTACGAAGAGTCATGCTGTGTTAGCCAAGGATGGTGATACAGTGAAGCTTATTAGGTTTGGACAGCAAGGTGTTAGTGGTGCTGGCTCTAGTCCAGACACAGCTAAGGACAAGGCTAGGCAGAAGAGCTTTAAAGCTCGTCATGCTGAGAATATTAACAAGGGTAAGATGTCTGCTGCATATTGGTCGGACCGGGTCAAATGGTAGCACCTAAAGAAAAATATACAAAGCTGTGTAGCTCTTGTGGAGCAGAACAGTCTTATAGCAGACTAGATCATTATAAGTCTGCTGTAAGAGGTGATTGGAAATGTAAGTCTTGTTCTAACAGTTCTAATAATTTTAAAGGAAAGATAGGTCCAATGCCTATCACTTGGTTCGAGGTTAAAAGAAAAGGTGGTATATCTAGAGGTCTAACTTGGGATCTAGAACCACAAGATATCTTGGATATGTATGAAGAGCAAGAAGAAAAATGCGCTCTTACTGGATGGTCTGTTGGTTGGTCTGATAAAGGATTAACTGCTACTGTATCCATCGACAGAATTGATTCGAGTGAGGGATATGTTAAAGGCAATGTACAATTGCTACATAAAGATGTGAATATGGCTAAGCAGCAATACTCTCAAGAATATTTTATTGAGATGTGTGAAGCAATAGCTAAAAATTTAAGTGGTAACTAAAAGGAGAAACTATGGCTACCGATGCAGAAAAAGTTAAGATGTACCGTGAGAAGGCTAAGGACACTTCCATTCCTCAAGAGGTGCGTAACACCTATTTGGATAGGGCTAATGAGTTAGAGCGTAAAGCTTTTGAAGAAACAAAGAAGCCTCCTACTGCTCCTGCTAAGTTGGCTAAGGGTGGTATGCCTGTTAGAGGTAGCCGTACAGCCACTAACAAAACAAAGAAGATGATGGGTGGTGGCTATGCTATGCCAGCTAAAACAACCATGATGGCTAAGGGTGGTGCTGTTAAAAAAGCTCCAGCTAAGAAAGGTAAATGATGGCTACTAAGAAAGCGTTTAAACCTTGTGAGGAATGTTCTTCTCCTGCTAAGTGTAAAGCAGCAGGTAAGTGTATGGCTAAAGAGGGTAAGGGTAAAGCTGCCATTGCCATCATGATTGGTATGCCAAAGAAGATGAACAAAGGTGGCATGGCTAAGAAGGGCAAATGCTAATGGCTACAAAGAAACAAACAGCTAAAATTGCTAAGGTGATGGGTGAGTTTAAAGACAAGGGACTACACAGTGGTAAAGGCGGTAAGGTTGTTACTTCTCCCAAGCAAGCCATTGCCATTGCTTTGTCTGAAGCTAAAGTGAAGCCTAAGAAGAAATGATAGATAATACAAGAGCGTCTAGATTTAGAAGTGTTGGTAAAAACCTGACAGCAGGTGCTGCCAACACTGTCTATACCTGCCCTGATAATTTCACTGCTAAGGTGGAGTTGTTATTTGTATGTAACAATACAGGTGGCAATAAGACAGTACAAATTACTTGGCATGATCAATCATCAGGACAGACTTTTGCCATTGTTGCTGGTTATGTCGTATCTTCATATAATTTCTTAAAGTTTGATCAAGCATATCTTGTTCTTAATGCAAAGGATTACATTACCGTCACTCCTGAGGCTGGCAGCACAATGGATGCAACAGTGTCTGTTGAAGAATATTTTGATCCAGCAACTAGGGTATAAGGAAACATATGGCTAAAAGAGAACTAAACGAACAACAGAAGAAATTCATTGAGGTGTTATTTGCTGAGGCTGGAGGCAATCCTGCTAAGGCAAGGCAGCTTGCTGGCTATAGCGAAGGCTATGCTACTAAGATGATTATGGACACCTTGAAGGAAGAAGTGATTGAGGCTACACAGCTTTACATTGCTATGAATGCTCCTCGTGCAGCTATGGCTGTAGTGAGTGGCATTGCCGATCCTACAGAGCTAGGCTTGAAAGAGAAGCTCAATGCTGCTAAGGATTTGTTAGACAGGGCTGGCTTGGTAAAAACAGATAAGGTTCAGATTGAAGCTCCTTCTGGAATTATGATTTTACCAGCCAAAGATAAGAGTGAGTGAGAGAGACTTAGGGGCTTGGATATTGCCACAGCCCAGAGATAAGGAAACATATGTACCCATACCAAAGATTGGTAGAACTATACCTTTTGGCTACCGACAAGATGAAACAGATCCTGACCTCTTGCAGCCAATACCTGCAGAGCTTGAAGCGCTAGAAAAAGCTAAGAAGCATTTAAAACAGTATCCTTCTAGGCAGGTAGCTGCTTGGTTAACTAAGGTGAGTGGCAGAGAGATAAGTCATGTTGGTCTTTTAAAGAGAATTAAGAGTGAGCGAAAACACGGATACAAATCCACTACTTACCGCAACCTTGCCCGAAGGCTCCAAAAAGCCCTTGAGCAAGCGCAAAGGTACGAAAAGAGGCTCGGCAAAGAAGACCAAACCGGATACTTCGAGTCAGAAAGCTACACCAAGCTTACCCAATATATCGATAGCAAGCTCGGAGGAGACACCGCTACCACTAGCTGATGAGAGAGAAGTGTTGTTTAAGCCCAACCCCGGGCCTCAAACATTCTTCCTAGCTTCGTCAGAGAGGGAGGTATTGTATGGTGGTGCTGCTGGTGGAGGTAAATCCTATGCCATGCTTGCTGATCCACTGAGATATATGGTGCATCCGCAGTTTTCTGGGTTGCTTCTGCGTCACACGACAGAGGAACTTCGAGAACTCATCTGGAAAAGCCAAGAGCTTTATCCAAAGATTTATCCCGGCATCAAGTGGAGTGAGAGAAAGATGCAATGGGAAGCACCATCAGGGGCTAGGCTATGGATGTCCTACCTTGATAGAGACGAAGATGTGTTGAGATATCAGGGTTTGGCGTTTAGCTGGATTGGTTTTGATGAGTTGACGCAGTGGCATACGCCATTTCCGTGGAACTATATGCGTTCTCGCTTGCGTACAGCAGCGTCAGACCTACCAATCTTCATGAGAGCTACAACAAATCCGGGTGGTCCGGGTCATGCTTGGGTGAAGAAGATGTTTATTGACCCTTCTCCAGCAGGTAAAGCCTTTGATGCCACTGATATTGAGAGTGGAACCACCCTAGTGTATCCCAAAGGACACAGCAAAGAGGGCTTACCACTGTTTAAGCGTAGGTTTATCCCTGCTATGTTGACGGATAACCCCTACTTGATGCAGACAGGTGACTATGAAACCATGTTGTTGTCACTACCTGAGCATCAAAGGAAGCAATTGTTGGAAGGCAATTGGGATATTGCTGAAGGTGCAGCCTTCCCTGAGTTTAATAGGCAGATACATGTAGTGGAACCGTTCCACATTCCGAGTAATTGGACTAAATTTAGGGCTTGTGACTATGGATATGGAAGTTATAGTGCTGTGGTGTGGTTTGCTGTGTCTCCAAGTGAGCAATTGGTTATCTATCGTGAGCTATATGTTAGCAAGGTGCTTGCCAAAGACCTCGCTCACATGGTGATGAGGGCTGAAGAGAACGATGGCCCTATGAGATATGGTGTGTTGGACAGTAGTTGCTGGCATAAGCGTGGTGATACTGGTCCATCACTGGCAGAACAGATGATTGCAGAGGGGTGTCGATGGAGGCCAGCGGATAGAAGTGCTGGAAGTAGGGTGTCTGGTAAGAATGAGTTTCATAGAAGATTACAAATAGACCCATTTACAGAACAGCCTAGAATGGTTATAACAAGCAACTGTGTAAATACCATTGCACAGATTCCTGTACTTCCTTTGGATAAAAAAAATCCAGAGGATATTGATACAAGAGCAGAAGATCATATTTTTGATGCTATACGATACGGAATTATGAGTAGACCTAGAAGTAGTTTGTTTGATTACAACCCTCTTTACTCTGGTGGTAGTGGTATGAAAATAGCAGATCCTATTATGGGGTATTAAATGGAAATAATTAGTAGGAAAGAGGCAAAAGCATCTCAGTTACTTTTTTACTTTACAGGGCTAGAGTGCCCTCATGGGCATATGTCACAGCGTTACACAACAACAGCTAACTGCGTTATGTGCCATGCTGTTTATCATTCGAGTGATGCACAAAAAGATAAACAAAAAAAGTATAGAGAACTATCAAAAGATAAAAAAGCAATCTATGACAGGAAGTTCTCTAAAGAAAATGCAGCCTATAGAAATTCTTTAAAATCAGCTAACAGGGCAAAAAGAAAACAGCGTATTGTTTCTTGGGATCAAGAACTTACTTCTTTTGTTACAATAGAGGCTTACAATTTAGCTAAACTTCGAAACAAAGTTACTGGTATTGAGTGGCATATAGATCATGTTATACCTCTATGTGGTACAAATGTGTGCGGCTTTCATGTGTGGAATAATTTAGCTGTTATTCCTGCTCAGGTAAATCTGAGTAAAGGTAATAAATTTAAATTGGAACAATATGGCAACAAATAATTTTATGGACGATAAGTCTATTAGTTTAGGAGACAAGAAAGAAAATGAAGCTGCTCCTTTTATGGGCAGTTCTCTTTTAGTCTATCTAAATGAAAGATATACAAAGTCTGAAGAGAGCCGTAGACGAGATGAAGAGCGTTGGTTAAGGGCTTATCGTAACTATCGTGGGCTGTATGGTCCTGATGTTAAGTTTACTGAGACAGAGAAGTCTCGTGTGTTTATTAAGGTGACAAAGACCAAGGTGCTTGCAGCATATGGTCAAATCACTGATGTGTTATTTGCCAATAACAAGTTTCCTCTTAGTGTTGATCCAACTGTATTGCCAGAAGGCGTAGTTGATTCTGTACATATCGATCCTAAAGCACCACAAGGTGCTGAGCCTGAAGTAGTTTCTCCTTTTGGTTACAAAGGTGATGGTAAAGATCTAGCACCGGGTGCTACACTTTCATCATTGATGGACAAGCTTGGTCCTTTGAAGGATGTTCTCAAAGATACTAAAGATTTAAAAGAAGGTCCGGGTGTAACTCCTTCATCCATTACATTCCATCCTGCTATGGTGGCAGCTAAGAAGATGGAGAAGAAGATACATGACCAGTTGGATGAGAGTGGTGCTAATAAGCATCTACGATCTACAGCTTTTGAGATGTCTCTTTTTGGTACAGGCATCATGAAGGGTCCTTTTGCTAAGACTAAGGAATATCCAAACTGGGATGAGGATGGTACATATAAGCCTGAGATGAAGACAGTACCAGAAACATCACATGTGTCTATCTGGAACTTCTATCCTGATCCTGATGCTACCAACATGGAAGAAGCTCAGTATGTTATTGAGCGTCACAAGCTAAGTGCTACACAACTTAGAGCTTTGAAGAACAGACCTTTGTTCAGGGCTAATGTCATTGAAGAAGTTATTGAAGCTGGTGCTTCTTATGTTAAGAAGTACTGGGAAGATGACTTAAGAGACTATGCTCCCAACTTAGGTACAGATAGATTTGAAGTGTTGGAATATTGGGGTAATGTTGATGTTGAGATGCTCAACGAGAATGACATTACAATTCCAAAAGAATTGGAAGACTATAAAGAACTTCAAGCTAACGTGTGGTTTTGCAATGGCAAAATTATGCGCTTAGTGTTGAATCCATTTAAGCCAGCCAACATTCCGTATTATGCGGCTCCTTGCGAACTAAACCCCTACTCTCTATTTGGCATTGGTGTTGCCGAAAACATGGACGACACCCAGACCCTCATGAATGGTTTTATGCGTATGGCGGTGGATAATGCTGTGTTGTCTGGCAACCTTGTGTTTGAGGTTGATGAAACCAACCTTGTTCCCGGACAGGACATGACTGTATATCCGGGTAAAGTGTTTAGGCGACAGGGTGGTGCACCCGGTCAAAGCTTGTTTGGTACTAAGTTTCCTAACGTAGCTGCTGAGAACTTGCAACTGTTTGATAAGGCAAGACAACTTGCTGACGAATCTACAGGTATGCCATCCTTTTCACACGGACAAACAGGTGTGAGTGGTGTTGGTAGAACAGCCTCTGGCATTTCTATGTTGATGAATGCTGCTTCTGGCAGTGTTAAAACCATCATCAAGAATGTGGATGATTATTTGTTAGCTCCATTGGGTAAAGCTTTCTTTAGCTTCAACATGCAATTTGACTTTGATAAATCTATCAAGGGAGACTTGGAAGTTACAGCTAGAGGTACAGAAAGCTTGATGGCTAATGAGGTGAGAAGCCAACGCTTGATGCAGTTTTTGCAGATTGCTAGTTCTCCTGCATTGATGCCCTTTGCTAAGTTCCCTTACATCATTCGTGAGATTGCTAAGAGTATGGACTTAGATCCAGACAAGGTTACTAACAACATGGAAGAAGCAATGCGTCAAGCATTGTTGATGCAGCAAGCTACTGCTCCTGCTGCTCCAGCAGAGGGTGCTCCTCCTGTTGGTGGTCCACCTCCAGTGGCTGATATGACTGGTGGTGGTGGTGGAAATATTGGCGTTGGTGCTGCACCAGTGCCGGGTGAACAAGGATTTGCTGGTAATGTCCAAGCCGTACCTCCCCAAGCTTAAAGGCTTTGTAAACACTAACGCTACATGGGAAGCGTTCTTAGAGATGCTAGATGCTGACATTGCTCAGCAGCATAAAAACTTAGAACAAGCTACTGATGTTCGTGAGATTGGAAAGGCTCAAGGAGCCATTGCTGCTTTACGCAGACTAAGTTATCTTAAGGATGAAGTTAATGTACACAAATGATACAGAGCGACTGTTTGCTGAAGGCGGCATGAATGATGAAGGCGGCACAGTAGATCCTGTGTCTGGTAATGAAGTTCCTCCCGGATCTCTACAGAATGAAGTGAGAGATGATATTGATGCTAAGCTTAGCGAGGGAGAGTTTGTTATTCCTGCTGATGTTGTTAGATACATTGGTCTTGAAAGATTGATGAAACTTCGTGATGAAGCTAAGCAGGGATTGTCTCGCATGGCAGAGATCGGTCAGATGGGTAATGCTGATCAAGTAGAAAACCCAGAAGCTTTACATGAAGGTGATGAAGGCTTTGAATCAGAGATTGATGACATCATGTCTGAGGTTGATGGTGAACAAATGGGTGAGCCTAAGTTTGCTCGTGGTGGTGTTGTTAAAGTACCAGAGGCAAGCAAAGACATCTTAGCTAAATATAACATTCAAAGAACAGCCATTACAAATCCAGCTAATGATGTAAGACTTTTGAAGAATGCTGCTGGTGATTCTTTGTACATGACCTATTTCAATGGTAAGCCTTCTGGAAAGATACCTGCAGGATATTCTGTTGTTGATGCAAACCCCGCAAGTAGAATGGCAGGACCAACTACAACACCCGCAGCACCTGCGACAGGTGTAGCAAACCCAACAAACATTGTTGCAACTGGTGGAGGTGGAGGCAGACCAATGCCCACATCTATAACTCCCAATACAATTAATGCAGTTAATGTAGTTACACCTGATGTTCCTGCAGAGAAAACTTCAACTACTGCACCTGCGGAAACAACTCCTCCTTCTGGTCCTGCTGTTAATGCTGCCTTTATGGGAGACAAAGGACAAGGTGTTAATTCCTATGGTGGTTCTATTACCGCCACTGATACAGGTGCTGTAAGTACAGGAATAGGCGGCTTCACATTAAATCCAGACGGTACTGTCACAGCGAACACTGTTGATAGAACAGTGATGACTGTTGCTGGTATGGTGAATCCTTTATTGGGTATGGCTGCTAGAGTTAATAATGCTCTAGCTACTAGCTCTGCTAAAGCTTTCTCAGCATCCATTGCTGACACTGGGGGTACAAATCTAAACGCTACACAACCAGCAGCTACAGCAGGTCCAGAATCTAAGGGAGGCACTGGAGGCACTGCTGCTACGGCTGCTTCCCAAGCTGCTTCTGAAGCCACTAGTAGTGGTATGAGTGATGCTGCTGTAGGTGCTGCAAGCCAAGCTGCTGCAAACACTATTGTCAAAGGTGGCTCAGCTTCTGAAGCTGCTCAAGCTGGTAGAGATGCTGCCAATACTGTTGCAAATACAGAAGCTAAAGCAGCAGAGCCAGCTTCTCAACAAACTGCCACTGATATAGCTCTTGGTGGTCAAGGGGGTAGTGCAGGTGCTGATAGTTTGACTAGTGGTGAGCCTACTGCAGGTCGCCAAGAAACTGGTGGTGGTGAAGCTGCTGCGGGAGGTGGTGAAGCTGCTGGTGGTGGAGGCGAAGCTGGTGGTGGTGAAGTAGGCGGTGGTGAAGCTGATGCAAGTGGAGAAACACCATATGTAGGTGGAGCAAGTATGACTGCTGTCGATGGCTTTGGTAGCTCTTTTGCAGCTAAACCTATGGAACAAGAAGCTCAAGTTCTTGCTGTAGCTAAAGGTGGTCTTATTACTAAGCGTGTTAAAAAGACAACATCTGCTCAAAAAAGAGGCATTGCTTCTAGGAAATAATACTATATAATTAGAATACTCAAGCCAGAGGTGGGCTGGCGAGTATCAACAATTTCCCACCATATGGCTACCTATCTCCCTGCAATGCAGCTACAGTTAGCCCCAACTTAAAGGTAAATATGACAGAAGCAGTGATTAACCAGAACCAACAGGCTCAGGCGTTCTCTCCCTTTGGTAAGCGTAATGCTAACAAAGATCGTATTGAACAAGAGGAAGCAGAGCTTAAGCGCTTGGCTGAAGATAAGAACAATCCACCAGAAGGAAACGATGGTGATGATAGTAACTTAAGCGCAGAAGAGAAAAGCTTTAAGAAGCGTTACGGAGATCTGCGTAGACATTCTCAGCAACAGCAAGTGACATTGCAAAAGCAAATTGATGAACTGCGTTCTCAGCTACAGAGCAGTACAGAGAAACAAATTAAACTTCCTAAGAGTGAGGAAGAGTTGAACGAGTGGGCTAAGACCTATCCTGATGTTGCAAAGATTGTTGAAACCATTGCAATTAAAAAGGCTAAGGAGCAAACTCAAGCATTGGATGAGCGCTTTAAACAGCTTGATGAACGTGAACATCAAACAGCTAAAGAAAAAGCAGAAGCTGAATTGATGCGTCTGCATCCAGACTTCGACTCCATCCGTGATGATGATGACTTCCACAACTGGGTTGAAGATCAACCTAAGTGGGTGCAAGACGCTTTGTATGATAATGACAGTGATGCAAGGGCTGCTGCTCGTGCCATTGATCTTTACAAGGCTGATAAGAACATTAAGACGAGAAAGACTAACTCAGATAAGGGTGCGGCAGAGAGTGTTAACACCCGTGGTAGTCGTTCTGCGCCTACTGGCGAAAGCAAAGATGGTGTCTTTTATGAGTCACAGGTAAATAAAATGTCCATCCTTGAGTATGAAAAGAACCAAGAAGCTATTGCTAAAGCATTACAATCAGGTAAGTTTGTATACGATGTTAGTGGTAATGCTCGTTAAGTATTGACAAACTTAAAACAACTGGTATAACTTTAACAGAGCGAAGAGGGTAGCTCCCCTGACTGTGCCAATCCACAGTCTAGCTCTTTATCTGATTGGGGATAGTTATGGAAAATTGTAAGACTTGTGGTCAATGTAAGATCACTAAAAATATTTCTGAGTTTCATAAAGATAAAACAAAGAAGTTTGGTGTTGGTAGCGCATGTAAGACATGTGCCAAAGAAATTTCTTATAAATACTATTTAAAAAATTCTGAAGGTATTCGTAAGAGAACTTCTATATATGCTAAGTCATACACACCTAAGTTTAATAGAGAAATAGATTCTAGATTAAGAAATCTGTGTACTAAAGCTAAAGGTAGAACAAAAGAATTTAATCTTGTAGATCTTGACTTATTAGATCTATGGGGTAAACAAGATGGTCGATGTGCTTATACTAAATTGCCGCTGCTTGCAACAGCCAACCAATTTAATACAGTGAGCCTCGATAGAGTAGATAGTAGTAAAGGCTATGTTGTTGGAAACATTCAACTTGTCTGTGCAGCTATCAATAAGATGAAACAGGAATATTCTGAAGAGATGTTCATTCTGTTTTGTCTGTTAGTAACGCAAAACAATAAACTGTCAGAATCACCTGAAAGTTTGTTAGCCCGTTATGTTCCATTGGGCACAGTGGACAAGTAATGTACCTAACAAATTCAGCCTCTGTAGTGATGTTGAGCGTATTTAAATATATGCCAATATATCTATAGGAGATTATAAAATGGCTTTTCCAAGTGCTGCTGGATATGGATCACTTCCAAATGGAGCGTTCAGTCCAGTTATTTATTCAAAGCAAGTACAACTTGCATTCCGCAAAGCTTCTACTGTTGAAGACATTACAAACAATGACTACTTCGGTGAGATTGCTAATATGGGGGATAGTGTCAAGATCATTAAAGAGCCAGAGGTTAGCGTACAGAGCTATGCTCGTGGTACACAGATCACTGCTCAAGACTTGAATGATGAAGACTTCACCTTGGTTGTTGACCAAGCTAACTACTACGCTTTCAAGATTGATGACATCGAAGCAGCTCACTCACATGTGAACTTCATGCAGATGGCTTCTGATCGTGCTGCGTATCGTTTGCGTGATCAGTATGACCAAGATGTGTTGGGTTACTTGTCTGGCTTCTCACAGTCTGCTAAGCATGTGAATCCTGATACAGCCCGTACTTCTGCTTCTGGCACTAAGGCCGTCTCTGCCGCTGGCGCTGACGAACTCTTGGCTTCTATGAAGTTGAAAAAGGGTAGCTTTGGTAACATCACCACAGCTTCTGCTGGTGATCATTCCATTCCTTTGGCTCCTCGCCTTCCCGGTGCAACAGCTTTGCCTACCGATGTAGCTTCTCCTTTGATGGTGGTTGCTCGTATGGGTCGCTTGTTGGATCAACAGTTTGTTGACTCTGCTGGTCGTTGGTTGGTGGTCGATCCCGTGTTCATCGAAATGTTGAAAGACGAAGACAGCCGCTTGTTGAACGGTGACTTTGGTGGTTCTGGTTTGCAGAACGGCTTGGTCATTAACAACTTGCATGGCTTCCGTATTTATGTTTCTAACAACCTGCCCAAGATTGGCACTGGTCCCGGTACTTCTGGTACTGCTAACCAGAACTCCAACTATGGCGTGATTGTTGGTGGTCATGATTCTGCTGTTGCTTCTGCTCAGCAAATCACCAAGACTGAGACATATCGTGATCCCGACAGCTTCGCTGACATCGTGCGTGGTATGCATCTTTATGGTCGCAAAATCTTGCGTCCTGAAGGCATCGTCACTGCTAAATACAACGCTGCTTAAGGAGAAACATTATGGCAACTATTACAACTTTGGCTGGTGCAGCCTCCGCTGGTCGCACCGCTGGTGCTGTCCCTTACTTGGTCGATGTTACCGTTGACTTCGCTGCCGCAGCTACAGCTAAAGGTTCTGCCTTGGCTGCTGCTGACGTTATCGAAGCTCTCAGTGTTCCCGCTAACACCCTCATTTTGAATGCTGGTATGGAAGTTATCACCGTCCTCGGTGGTGAGTCTTCTGACACTACATTTGACTTGGGCGTGACTGGTGTTGACGCTGACAACTTCGTTGATGGCTTTGATGCTGACGCTGCTGCTGCTGGTGCTTATGCCCAGAACGCTGCTGCTTTCCAGCCTATCGTCAACGCTACTGCTGACACTATTGACATCTTGATTGCAACTGCAACCACTGCACCTACCTCTGGTGAAGTGCGTGTGTGGGCTGTCTTGATGAATATTGATGGTCGTCCTGCACGAGCTTCCGTTGACCGTGAGCAACTGGCTTAATAGCTAGGTGATGTGGGAGGGGCTTAACCGCCTCTCCCATTCTTGTATGCTCTATTAGAGAGCGTTTTTAAAACTAAGAGGATTCTCTAATGGCTATTACATCTGCCCTTTGCACAAGCTTCAAAAAAGAACTGCTTGAGCGTAAACATGACTTTAATGCTACAAGCGGTCATACTTTTAAGATTGCCTTGTACACATCTTCAGCAACCCTTGGTGCTTCCACTACTGACTATACAACCTCCAACGAAGTTGTAGGCACTGGCTACACTGCTGGCGGTATTGCTCTTACAAACATTGATCCTACTAGCAGTGGCACTACAGCATTCATTGACTTTGCTGACGCTACTTGGTCTAGTGCAACTATTACCGCTGCTGGCGCTTTGATTTATAACACAACCACTGATGGTGGAACAGGTACAACTAATGCTGTAGCTGTCATCTCTTTTGGTGGTGATAAGACATCAACTAACGGTGACTTTGTAATTCAATTCCCAACAGCAGACGCAAGCAACGCTATTGTCCGTATTGCATAAGGGGTCGTAGTAATGGCTACGACAACCCGGTCGGGTGCTATATATGGCATTGGTGTCTACGGGGTTTCTCGTTACGGCATAAGCAATGTTACATATGTACCAGATGGGGTGCAGGGGACAGCAACATCAGATAGTGGTGTTGTTATTAGCGGTGATGCTAACCATGTAGTTGTTAGTTTAGTAGCTGCGGGTGCTACTGGTAGTGTAGGTGTTGTAGGTGTAGCAGTCACTAGTGTTGTTGGTGTAACAGCAACTGGCTATGTTAATGATGGTGTATCGTTTAGCTTAGGCTGCACAGTATCGCCAACTAGCTTAACAGCTACAGGTAATGTCGGTAGTGTTACTGTCATTGCTAAAGCAACTACTGCAATAGCAGGTGTAGCTGCTGTTGGTAGTGTTGGTAGTGTTACAGTTGTTGGTAATGCAGTTACATTGCTGTCAGGCGTATCGGCTACAACAGCAATAGGCACTGTAGATGTTAGATCGATTAACAGGATTCCTGTTGATGGAATTGAAGCTACAACATCATTAGGTAGTGTAGTAGTGGTTGCTAAGGCAGCTACTACCTTAGTAGGTGTAGAAGGTGTTGGATATCTAGGCAGCGCTACTGCAATAGCTAAGGCTTTAGTAGCAATATCTGGTGTATATGGTACAACAGCCCTTGGTGATGTAGTAGCAGCTAACAATGCAAGACCTACCTTTGATGGTGTGGTTGCTACAGGAGACGTAGGCTTAGTAGCTGTTACAGTTAGTATATTCAATTATGCTGCTGTAGCTGACTTATATGATAGAAGAAGAGTTGTGTATGTTGAGAGACAGAGCACAGCAAAAGAGAGAACAATGTTAGTGATGGCTGAGTCTCGTAGGGTGTATGTAGATAGACAACCTACTGGATATGATAGAACATCATATGTGGCTACTGAGCCTAGACAAGCATATACATATAGAAGATCTACTAGTGCTGATAGAAGTGCTTTAGTGGAGTAGGAGTTTAATAATGTCTTTTCGATGGCCCAATAAAGATCCAGATGAAACCTTAGACTACAGTGTAGACTGGTCTAGGTTTTTGAATGGTGCAACAATTAGTACCTGTATCTGGTCTGTAGATGATAGCGCTGGAACAAAGACAACTATTACAGCAGGGAACACTGTTAATGGTATTCAGAATGTGGCACAGACTATTTCTGGTAGTGTCACTACAATAAATTTAGGCTTAGGCACTAACAACACTGAATACAAAGTTTATTGCCGCATTACAGACAGTAGTGGTAATGTTGCAGAGCGAGTAGTTCGCTTACGAGTTAAGGAACAATGATATGGCATATGACTATATTGGGCTAACCAATGAAGTGAATAGAAGGTTGAATGAAGTAGAACTTACTTCTGCAAACTTTCCCACTGCTACAGGATTTTATGCACATATTAAAGATGCTGTGAATGCATCTATTCGTGACATCAATCATACTCATTATGAATGGCCCTTCAATCATGTATTGGCTGAAGAGACATTGACAGCGGGTACAACTAGATATGCTTTCCCTGCTGATGCAAGCACTATCGACTTTGATACTTTTAGAATTAAAGAAGATGCTACGCTTTCTAACGACACAGTGAGACTAGGTGTTATTACCTATGATGATTATCTGCAGCGCTTTGTAGATCAAGAATATTCTACAGACTCTTCTAAGCGGGAAGTTCCTTCTTATGTGTTTCATGCACCAAGCTTAGAGTGGGGCGTTGTTCCTGCTCCAGATCAAGCATATGAAATTGCTTATGAATACTACAGAATTCCTGTAGATCTTGCTAGTGCTACCGATGTTCCTTCTGTTCCTGAACGATTTAAACAAGTCATTCTTGATGGTGCTATGTACCATGCTTATATGTTTAGAAGTAATGAGCAAGCGGCTGGTCTTGCTAAGACTAAGTTTGATGAAGGCATTAAGAAGATGCGTATTCTTCTCATCAATAGATATGTATATATGCAGTCCACTGCAATCACACAATCCACTGCCTTTGGTTGGGTTGGCGACAGGGTTAGATAATGGCTGACGGATGGCAGACGTATCCCTTTGAGTTCCGTGGTGGATTGATTTCAAATCTATCTCCACTACAGCAGGGCACTCAAGCTCCCGGAAGCGCAAGGCTCTTAAAGAATTTTGAGCCTTCTGTGGATGGTGGCTATATGCGTATTGAAGGCTATAACAAATACGATAGTGCCTTTGTTCCTGCTTATGGCAATCCTAAGGTGCAGGGTAGTGGACAGACTGGCACTACACTAATCATCTCTAACATATTAACTGCTCCTCTTGAAGGGAGCACATTCACCGTTGCTGGTGTTACAGGCACATACACAATTGCTGCTGCTGGTGTATCCTACAACTCCACTTACAAGATTGCCACTGTCACCCTTACAGTAGCACTGGCATCTAGTCCAGCAGATAAAGCTGCTGTCACATTCACTTCCCATACAGGCACAGTGAAAGGTATAGCTGCTTGGAACAGCACTGTTGTTGCTTCTAGGAATGCTGACATTTACAGCACCACTGGTACAGGCTTCACTAAAATTAGTGTTCCTTATTATGGCACTGTGCTTGTTAATGGTGCAGGTCAAACAGGAAGCACTGTTGCTCTTGATGGACTTATTAAGGCTCCCCAGATTGGTGATACTTTTAGTATTGCTGGTATTGAACTAGTGTATACAGTGTTGGCTGTTCCAACTGTTACATCCACAGCAGCCACTGTCTCCATCTATCCAGCATTGGCATCAAGCCCAGCAGACAATGCTGCTGTCACTTGGTTATCTGCTAATAGAACAAGCAGCTATAAAACTAGATTTAGTAAATATAGACTTAGCAACACTGAAAAAATAGTTGGTGTGGATGGTACAAACTATCCATTCATTTATGATGGTACAACATTTAAAGTGTTGTCAGATAAGACAACAGATATTTTAGGTGCTCAGTTTGTTATTAGCCATAAGAACCAATTGTTCTTTGCTAAGGATGAGAAGATTATCTTCACTGCTCCTTATACAGATGATGACTTCACTGCTGCTGCTGGCTCTGGCATTATTAATATTGGTGGCTTAATCACTGGCATCATTGTCTTTAGAGAAACATTAATCATCTTTACAGACAAGACTATTAGTCAGCTTTCTGGAACCACCATTCAAGACTTCTCTTTACAGCCAGTCACTAAGAATGTAGGCTGTGTAGCTTCAGACACCATTCAAGAGGTTGGTGGTGATGTTATGTTCTTAGGTCCAGAGGGATTGAGACTGCTTGGTGCTACAGATCGTATTGGCGACTTCAGCTTAGGGGTGGTGTCTAAGCCCATCCAGCCTGAGACAACTTCTTTAATTAGTGCCCATTCTGCTTTTGCTAGTTGTGTTATTAAACAGAAGTCACAATATAGAATATTTGGTTATAATGATAGTATCACTGCGTCAAATGCTAAAGGCATATTAGGTACACAAGTTGCTGGTGAAGCCACTGGTGGTATTGCTTGGGCAGAATTGGTGGGCTTTAAATGTTATGTAGCGGATGGCGACTATCAGAACCAAACAGAAACCATTGTGTTTGCTAATAATGATGGATTTGTTTATGAGATGGAACAAGGTAATAGCTTTAATGGCTCGAACATCATTGCTTCTTTTGCCACCCCTTATGTACCTATCAATGATTTTAGAATAAGAAAGACTTTTTATAAGCTTTACCTCTATACAGATCCCCAAGGATCTGTTACAACATCAGTGAATTTAAAGCTTGATTTTGACGATCAGGGATCCATTCAGCCTTCAACAATAACACTGTCAAACAGCGCAGGTAGTGTAGGTTTTTATGGTAGCAGTGGTGCTAAGTATGGCACAACTGTTTATGGTGATAAGTTGAAGAAACAATTTCAAACACAGGTTATTGGTTCTGGATTCTCTGTATCGTTACAGTTTGTTTCAGATAGCCAAGACCCTCCGTTTTCTCTGGACGCTGCAACGCTAGAGTATGCCACACATGATAGAAGATAAGGAATAACTATGACGGGCTATGTTCGTAAAGACACTACCAATAATATTGCTGACGGTAATGTTATTAATGCTGCCGACTTAGATAATGAGTTTGATGGTATTCAAGATGCCTTCAATGCATCCACTGGACACAACCACGATGGTACTTCTGGTGAAGGCGCTCCCATCACTGCGCTTGGTCCAACGCAGGATGTAACTATCTCTGCCACTTTGTTGGCTCCTAAAACTACAAACACTGTAGACATTGGTAGCTCTGCTTTAAAGTTTAAAGACTTATTTCTAGCAGGTAATGGCAGCATTGGTGGCACATTGGCTGTCACTGGTGTGGCTACCTTTACAGCACAGCCCATCTTGTCTAGCCTCACAGCTTCTCGTGCTGTGTTCTCCGATGGCTCTAAAGGATTGGTTAGCAATGCCATCACTGGTACTGGTAATGTTGTTATGTCTGCAAGCCCTACCCTAACTGGCACTATTGCAGCAGAAGCTCTATCGGCTTCTAGCACAGTAACCCTCTCTGGTGGTACTGCCAATGGTGTTGCTTATTTAAACGGCTCTAAAGTTGTTACAAGTGGCTCTGCGCTTACTTTTGATGGGACTAGACTAACTTCTACAACAGGAAAGTTTGGCGGGGGTGTGGCATCAAATAGCGCAAGCCTAATGGTCAACAATGCAACCAATACAGCAACAGGAATTCAGTTATTTCAAGATGGCATTGAATCTTGGATTATGGGGATGCCAGCAAACAGTGCAGGGCTTGCTTGGTCTGCGTCTGGCTCAGAACAAATGCGCCTAACCTCTACAGGTCTAGGTATTGGTACAAGTTCACCTGCTTTTAAATTGCAAGTAGTTGGCGCTAGTCAAATACAAACCAATGCCGCAGGAACACAGCAAGTTTTACAACTGAACAACAGCGATACAACAGCAGGAACTCAGGCAGTTAAATTAGGATTTTCTAGCGCAGGAAGCACTAAAGCATCTATCAATGCCGCTGTGTATGGCAACGACTACATGACATTTAATGTTGGTAGTGATACAGAGCGTATGCGTATTGAGGCCTCTGGCAACCTTGGATTAGGAGTTACTCCTAGTGCTTGGGGAACTGCTAAAGCCTTTCAAATAGGTAGTAGTGGTTTTGCGTTGTCATCTAATGGCGCTGGTTCTGGAGATGGTTCTCTAACTTGGAATGGTTACTACAACGGCACAAATTGGATTTACAGTTACACAGGGGGTGTAGCAACTAGATATCGCCAAAATGAATCGGGTCACGCTTGGTTCACAGCCCCATCTGGCACAGCAGGAAACGCCATTACCTTCACCCAAGCCATGACTCTGGATGCTAGTGGTAATTTGGGTGTGGGGACTACATCGCCATCTGCAAGGGTTCATGTTGTAGGTGGTAGTGCAGGAAATTTAAACGCCCCTGCCGTATATATCCAAAACAATAGATTCCTTACTTTTCAAAATTCCGCAGGTAGTGCATGGGGAATGGGCATATATGCGGATTCATCTGACAATGGATGGATTGGTGCTGTTAATAATTTAACATTTAACACAGGTAGCGGTGCAACAGAACGAGCCCGTATAGACACATCTGGTAATTTGCTAGTGGGTAAGACTGCAACTGGTTTGGCTACTGATGGTATTGAACTAGCGGCAAATAATACAATTAGGGCAACAAAAACATCTTCTGCAAGCGTTGAAATAAATAGACTTGGAACGGATGGAGACACTGTTCTTTTTTGGAAAAGCACTTCGCTTGTTGGTTCAATTTCAGTTACTGGTTCTGCAACCGCTTACAACACTTCATCCGACTACCGCCTAAAAAACACCATTGCCCCAATGACAGGCGCTTTGACTAAAGTTGCTCAACTCAAGCCTTGCACTTATAAGTGGAACGCTGATGGCTCTGATGGTGAAGGCTTCATTGCTCACGAACTTGCTGAAGTTGTGCCTCAATGCGTGACAGGCGAGAAAGATGCTGTGGACGAGGACGGCAATCCTAAGTACCAAGGCATTGACACATCATTCTTGGTGGCTACATTAACAGCGGCTATTCAAGAACTCAAAGCAGAATTTGATGCCTACAAAGCATCCCACCCCTAATTAACCCCGAAAGGAAAACATCATGACTACAACATACACTTGGAAAATCAACACCCTCGAAAGCAACACAGCAGACGGATTCGTTTCTGTTGCTCATTGGTCAGCAACCGCAGTAGACGGAGAACACTCTGCCTCTTGCTACGCAACAGTCTCATGGGCTGAAGGCACTCCTGCTATTCCCTATGCAAACCTCACAGAAGCTACTGTATTAGGTTGGGTATGGGAGTCGGTCGATAAAGCGGCTACAGAGGCTTCCTTGGCGGCTCAGATTGAGTTGCTGAAGAACCCTGTAAAAAGCACAGGCGTACCTTGGTAAAACAGGAAGCCACTACCTGAACTTAGTGGCACATTAGGAGAAAATCATGGGCGAGAAAAAAACAAACCCTGTGACAATTGACGGAGTTGAGTACATCTTTGAGGATATGACACCTGAGCAACAAACCTTGCTCAACCATGTTGTTGACTTAGAGCGTAAACTTAACTCTGCTAAATTCAATGTTGACCAACTTCAAGTAGGCAGAGATGCTTTCTTTGGTCTGCTTAAAACAGCATTAGAGAAGAAACCAGAGGAATAAAATGGAACAGCACACCGCAGAAGCAGCATCAGCAGTAGCGACTAAAGCAGCATCAGTAGCCACTTATGGAGGCGCTAGTAGTGCCGTATTCTTTGGTTTAACAGCTAATGAGTTTGGTACTCTCTGTGGTGTGGTAATTGGTTTGGTTGGTCTGGTGGCTAATATTTGGTTCAAGCACCAACATCTTAAGTTGGCTCGTAAAGAGGCTGAAAAAGATGATTGACCCAATTTCCGCCCTAAATGGCTTACAAAATGCCATTTCAATGGTCAAGAAGGCTAGTAAGGTAGCCAATGACTTGGGAGGTCTTGCCCCAATGATTGGCAAGATGTTTGATGCAAAGAGCCAAGCAACTAAGGCGATGCTTCAAGCAAAGAGGGAGAAGAAAGGCTCTAACATGGGTGCGGCTCTACAGATTGAGATGGCACTAGAGCAAGCTAGAGCCTTTGAAGAAGAACTGAAGATGTTGTTCATGCAGACAGGTAAGATTGATGTCTGGAACAAGATCAAGACTAGACAAGCTGAGATGGACAGAGATGATGCCAAAGAGATGGCAGCATTGAGAGCCGAGGAAAAGAAGGCTAAAGAAAAAGAGGAAGAAATGCAAGAGATCGCCATCATTATTGGTGGTGTTGCTTTTGTTTTACTTCTAGTCTTTATTGGAATTAACGAGTTGATGAGTTTATGTCCAAAAGGCGGTTGCGGTAGGTGAATGAGTACCAAAAGCAATTTGATTTGTTTTGCAAGATCATGTGCTATGGGTGGGCGGCACATTGGTTCTTGGGGTTCTTAAAGTTTCTACCTGATGACCTATCAGACAAGATTGTTAACCTTTTATTGGGAAAGATTGGGTTATGAAAATCACACCTTATCAAGCCAACGCCAACATGTTGAGAGAAGCTCAGCAGGTTATCCATCAGAAAAATCTGAAAGAGTTGCAGAGACTGAACCATCAGAAAGAACAAGCATGCAAAGTGCAGCAAATAAAGAGTCAATGGGCTAGACCAAATTCTGTAGATGTAATGGTATGAAATATTTATTATTGTTATTGTTGCTAGTGGGATGTGAGGACAGATACAGATACTTCTGTCAGAACCCAGACAACTTCCATGCTGAGCAATGTCAAAAACCTAGATGTCAATTCACTCAGACATGTCCTGAGTATTTAGTAGCACCTGTCTTGGAGAAACAAATTGAGAGAACTGCTGACAAAAATGCTGACACCCAGCCAGTCACCAAAACCAAACCTAACAACTGAAGAGATTGAAGTTAGGGTGTGGGGATTTGTGGTGATAGCTATCACCATCATCCTCTTTGGCATTGTGTTTGCCTTACTCTATTCTGTTACCTTTGTAACACAGCCTATAAAAAGTATGGCTCCAATAGATCAAGCATACACCAAGATGCTTAATGATATTGTATTACTTATTGTTGGTGGTATTGGTGGCATTGTAGGCAAGAGGGCTGTGAACACAGCAACAAATGCTTTTAAGCCTAACACGCCTACAGTACAGCAGCCTTGTGTTAGTAACACATATGTTCCTACACAGTCTGCTTATAGTGTTCCTAGCCAGCCATTTGGTGCTATGCCTGTCTGGAACAATCCAGAACTAGATGAGAGCTGGACACCCGGCCCTCCACCAACAACACCTCCTGAGCATTTAGAGGCTGATGAGGACAGAGAAGAAATTGCTAATGCTAGGAAAGAGGCCGACTAATGTTTGGCATTCCTCTTCCTTGGATCTTAGTTGGTGCAATGGTTGCACTGTTTGGAACATACAGAGGTGGTTATCACTTCGGATGGACAGACCGTGACCAAGAGATGCAGATAGAGATTGCTAAGAAGAATGAAGAAGCTAGGGCTATAGAACAAGAACTAGCAGCTAAGTTGAATGATAAAGAAGCAGCTTTGAGAAAGGCAACTAATGAAATATCTAAGAAACAGTCTGCTATGCGTGACCTTGTTAGGGCTGGTGAGTTGCGCCTCCCCGCCCCCAGTTGTGTACAAGCCTCCACAAATACCACCCCTGCCACAGGAGTTAGCACAGAAGATGCAGCCGAACTTGAGCGACAGACTATTAATGCTCTTATCGACATCGTTGCCGAAGGAGACAAAGCCATCGTCAGACTCAACCAATGCATCTCAGCCTATGACGAAGTAAGGAATTTAATAAATGGTAACCGCTGAACAATTAAAACAATTGCACATTAACCCCTCATTAGCTGATAGCTTTAATGAGACATTCCAACGCTTTGATATTTCCTCTCCCATTCAACAAGCTAGTTGGATTGGACAATGTGGACATGAGTGTGGCAACTTCCGCATCATGGAAGAAAACCTAAACTACAGGGCTGCTACATTGCTTAAGCTATTTCCTAAGACACCTAAGCGTCAATGGGGCTTTACACCTGAGGAAGCAGCAGCTTATGAGAAGCAGCCACAGCGTATTGCCAATCGCATTTACGGCAATCGTATGGGCAACAGGGATGAAGCTAGTGGGGATGGCTTTCGTTTCCGTGGATCCGGCTTTCTCCAGCTAACTGGCATGAGCAATTTCTACCATGCAAGCCAAGCCTTGGGTGTTGACTTCATCATGCAGCCTGAGCTTGTTCGCACACCTAAGTATGCTGCAATGACTGCCGGATGGTTCTGGCAGACACACAACTTAAACAGATATGCCAATAGTAAGGATTTTGTTATGATGACAAAGCGTATTAACGGTGGTACTATTGGACTTGAAGATCGTATTAAACACATCAACCACGCTGTGGAAGTGTTGACTAGATGATTGACTAAGTCTAGTATTTGTGGTATGACAATGAATAAAGACTGTTATAATGATATTACCAACTTCTCTAAGTGTTATAGGAAGGGAAGTACCTGTAAAGGTAGTGGAGGAATTGCCTAACCAATTAGGTGAATTTGATTACAATGATTATGTAATTAAAATTAAGTCTGGTCAGCACCCCTTAGCGGAAGCCGATACATTATTACATGAATGTATACACGCTATAGACGACTGCTTCCAATTGAATATGTCGGAAAGACAGGTGTATTGTTTAGCTGTAGGAGTGTTGGCACTTCTCAGAGATAACAAAATAATGCTACCATATCTAACCGAAGCTATAGAGAAACCAAGAAACGTATGAAAGATTTTACAGCACAACAAAAGGAAGTAGTAGCTAGGAAGCTAGGCTATGATGGTCCTATGCAGGGCTTTGATGAGTTCCTTGCATCCTCGCCTTCTTTAGAAGCTAAGTATGCTTCCATCAGTGGTAAGTATGCTGAGCGTATGGCTAAGGGTGGGCTTGTTAAATATCAAGCAGGTGGTGCTGTTGGTGCTGTACGTCCTTCTGTTGGTGATCGTATTATGGATGACACTGGTGCTCCTATTGATAACCAGCCACCGCCTCCTCCTCCTGTTCTATCAGCAAACAATACAATAGATACTACCACTGATGAGTTTGGTAAGCCTCTTGCTGGTAAAGCTTCACAGGTAACTGCTGCTCAAATTACCCCAACTGCTGAGCAATCCATTAGCACAGCAGCAAGAGCTGGAGAGCAAGCTGCACAGGTAGCTGCCCCTGCTATGGCTACAGCAGGACAAGCCACTGTTACTAAGGCAGGAGAAGCAGCAGCATATGAAGCATCTAAAGCAGCTCCTGCTGTTGGTGCAGCTATGGCTGGTGTTACTGGTGCTACTGGTGAAGTGGCTAAAGAAGCTCAAGTTACAGCAGCACAAGGACAAGTGTCTAAAGAAGCTGTTGCTGCTGCTCAAAAAGTAGGCGAACAATATAAAGCACCAGTGGAAGCAGCAAAGCGTGAAGTTGTTGCTGGTGAAATGGTTACACCAGTTACAGATGCTACGGCTGTTAAAGCTGAAGCTGCTCAAACTGTAGCCCCTACAGCAGTGACAGCAGCACAAGGTGTTGTTCAAGAAAATCAATTGGTTAAGGCTGCTCAGATTGCTGAGAAAGATATGGCACAAGCCACAGCAATTACATCTGATGGGCTTGCTCCAGACGCTACCGTTGTTGCTGCCCGTCTAGAAAAATTCACTGTAGATGATGGAACATTAGCTGCTGCTGCTCAAGGTAATGTAAGTGCTCAAGCTACAGTGCAAGGTCAGCTCACTGAGTTGATGAAGAGTTTTGATGATGGTGCTACTCCTGCATGGGCTGCTGGCGCTATGAGGGCAGCTAATGCTGTTATGGCTTCTCGTGGACTAGGTGGTAGCTCTATGGCTGCTACTGCTGTGTTCCAAGCTGCGATGGAATCTGCATTGCCTATTGCTGCTCAGGATGCACAGACATTTGCAACAATGGGTTTGCAAAACCTAAACAACAGACAGCAAGTGGCTTTGTCAAATGCTGCTGCTCAGCAAGGGTTGTCATTACAGAATCTTAGTAATGAGCAACAAGCTAGACTACAGAATGCTGCTAGTTCTTTCCAGCTACAAAGCCAAGACTTGTCTAACATGCAACAGACAATGTTGGCTAACACACAAATTAGAGCTACTCTGCAGGGACAGAACTTGTCTAATCAACAACAGGCTGCTGTGGTGAATGCTGCTAGATATGCTGAACAAGCTAACATCAACTTAAACAACATTCAACAAGCCGCTTTGCACAACAGTGCTATGCAAGTACAGGTGGATATATCTAACACTTCTAATCGTCAGCAAGCTGCTTTAGCTAATGCACAAATTGAAGCTGCTCTGCAAGGTAAGATATTAGATAATAGACAGCAAGCTGCTGTGTTAAATGCTGATAAGATTTCTCAAGCCACCAACTTAACATTTACTGCTGAGCAACAAGCAAAGCTTCACAATAGTGAGCTGTTAAAATCGATTGGCTTGGCTGAACTATCTGCTTCACAGTCTGCCACCATTGCTAATGCTGCTACATATGCAGCTATGGATACAGCAAACCTTAATGCTAGACAGCAAGCTGCTGTTGTTAATGCTCAAGCTTTCTTAGCTATGGACATGAAGAACTTGGACAATGAGCAACAAGCTGTATTGTTTAAAGCACAAGTAACAACACAAGCATTGTTATCAGACACAGCTTCTGCTAATGCTGCTAAGCAATTTAATGCTGCCAGTGAGAATCAAGTTACTCAGTTTAATGCACAAATGGCTACACAAGTTAGTCAGTTTAATGCGTCACAAACTACAGCAGTGAGTCAGTTTAACACTGATCAATCCAATTCCATTGCTAAGTTTAATACAGAGTCACAGAATCAAAGAGCTACTTTCAATGCTCAACAACGATTGGTTATTGACCAAGCCAATGCTCAGTGGATGAGAGAGATATCTACAGCAAACACAGCAGCTACCAATGCTGCTAACATGGCTAATGCACAACTGACGCAGCAGATTACATTGGCAGAATATAATAACAATGTTCAGATGTATCGTGATGATGTTACACACGCATGGCAATCTTCTGAGAATGATGCTAATAGAGCTACAACACTGGCTGCTGCTGAAATTGGTAAAGCAGGACAACTAGCCATTGCCGAAGCTACAATTGAAGCGGGTAATGCTGCTGCTATTGGTAATGTTACTTCCAAAGTTGTTGGAAGCAACAGCTCTGTTGGTAAAGCAATTGATAAAGCTTTTGATAAAGTTGTTGGATGGATATTCGGAGATTGATGATGCAGAATTTTGATAAGTTTTATAGCAAGGTGAGTGCACTAGCTGATGAGCAATTGGTTGTTAAGAAACAAAAGCCATCTAAAGGATTGTTAGCTAAAAGCGATATGTCTTCTAAAGATGTTCAACAAAATAATGATGTTTATAATCAAGTTGCAAAATATATTGCAGCCATCCGTAGACAGAAGCAGGAGATTATGAATGGCAAATCCTAATATGTTTTTATCTGCCCCTATTGCAGGGCAGTCTTTAACTGTTGAGCCGGGTAATGTTCCTTGGGAACAACCCCCTCAATATGTTAAGCTTGAAGATGTTGTAAATTATTACACAGAGAAGATTGATGATCCAGAAATTATTCTGGACATTTTGGAAATTGTCAAAAGAGACATCCCAATCTTAACTCTCGTTAACACTCTCACTAAAACTGCAGTGATGAATGGATATCACACTGTTGATGTTGGCTACTTAGTCACTCCCATTCTTGTAGAGATGATTAAGACTATTGCCGAACTCAATGACATTACTTATGTTGTTTCTGCTGAAGAGAAGCAAAACAAAGGGCGGGCTGATCCTAGAGTTATTATAGAGCTTATTAAAGACATGAAGAAAGAAACTACCGCTGAACCTATGCCAGAGGCTGAGAAGCCTTCTGCTAAGGGATTGATGGCAAGAGGAGATAAATAATGGCTAGTTGGTTTGGAAGTTTTGCTGGTGGATTTGCTAAAGGACTATCTGAGCAAATCACTAAGAAAGAAGAAGATCAAGCAACGGCTGCTGCAGCCAGTGTTGCTTCTATGTATCATAATGTTCAAGAGAAGAAGAAAGAACTAAACAAGCAGAAGGAAGACTATAGAGCAGTCGTGAGTGAGCTTGGTTCATTCACTTTTAAAGATGGTGCTAAGTTTGATGATAGACAACTCATTACATTAGCCACCAATCCAGAAGTTGCTAAAGACATTGTTAAGCGGTTGCGTGATGATCCAGAACTTTCTACTCGTTTAACACCAGCCTTCTTTAAAGCTGCCGAGAATGCTCCTACTGGAGTGAAAGCTGCTGACTACATGGATGAGCTATTTAAAGTGAGAGCTGCGGCAACAGACAAGACTCAAGAATTGTTCAACACTGCTGCTAAGGGTGGTGGCTTGGTTGATCAGCTTGTTGCTGGCAATGGCTACACTCAAGCACAAAAAGCTGCTGCTAAATATGGCATGAGCTTGGAAGAATTGATTGGCTATCAAAGTATAACAACTAAACGAGCACCTAACATGATGGGTGAGATGGACTATAGTCAACTGGCTAAGACTAAAACATTTGATCAAATTGAAAGTGATGCTCAAGTTAAGGCATTGAATGCTAAGACACCAGAAGAGAAACAAGACGCAGCTAACACTTTAGCTAAGATTAAAGTTGCTAAGCAAGCTACAGCTATTGGTGGTAAAACAACTGAAGAAGATATTAGAAGTGACTTGGCTAATCAAGCACAAGATCCTACTAAGACTGCACAGGAAAGGGCACTGGCTGCTACTCTGCTACAACAGCGTATCAAGCTTATGTCCAATCCTAAAGATACAAACGAAGAGAAGATTACACAATCCAACCTCATCACTGTTGCATCTAGAGGCTTTGCTTCCACACTTGAGTCATTGGCTCCCGGTAAATTCATTACCTCTACAGATATGCAAGGTAATATTACTATTACGCCTAAGACCATTGCAGACACACAGATGAAGATGGCTTATGCTCAGTCTCGTAATGCCATTATTAATGAGTTTACAAATCCTGATGGTAAGCCTAAGTCAGTTACTTCTAGGAATGCCTTGGTATCTATTGGTGTTACATTTGACCAAGACGGTAGAGCTGTTAAAGCCACCCCTGAGAATGTGTTGATGTCTGTTCTTCCAACACCTGTTGCAGGTAATGCTCCTCCTGCTCCTGCAGCCACTACTCGTGGTGGTCCTATGGCTCCTCCACCTAAGCCAGCAGCACCTGCTGCACCAGTTAGAGACTTCAAAAGTGTAGAAGAAGCTGAAGCAGCTAACCTACCTAGAGGCACTAAGATTACAATTAATGGACGATCAGCAGAGGTTCAATAACAATGGCTATTAAATTCTTAGAGGAGGAAGAGCAATCTTCCTCGTCCACAATTAAGTTTACTGATACACCAAGTAAGCCTTCCATTGTCTTTACTGACGCAGCCCCTCCTGCACCTGCTCCTCAGCCCCCAGAAGATCTAACTAAACCTGCCTTCCTTGCTCCTCGTCAAAGAGCTACAGCATTACAAGAAAGAGCTGTTAAGGTTAGAGCAGAAGAAGCAGCTCAATATGCATATGCAGATTTATACACAAATCCAGAGTTGTTAAACAAATTAACAGCGTATGGCAGTGTTCGTCTTGGTAAGACTGGTGTTCCACAGAAGGGTGAATCATCTAAGGATTATGTTAATAGAGTTGTTAGTCATATACGAAGTGTTGTAGAAGACCCCAACCCTTTGCGTGTTACAGCAGAACAAGAGTGGATAAACAATTCTAAACCAGAAGATGTTGTTAAGGCAGGAGAAGCTTATGACATTTTTCAGAACACAGCTTCCTTCTTAGATCCAAGAGGTCAAGCCCCATTATCAGCATTGAAAGACTATGCTGGTCTTATGCTATCTAACCCACTTACCTATGCCAGCTTAGGTGTAGGTAAAGTGGCTGTAAATATTGTAGGTAAAGAAGCAGCTAAAGTTGGTATTAAGAAAGCACTAACAACAAAGATTGGTGCTACTGCTGCAGCATCTCCATTATTGTTTGAAGGTGCTAGTGGTACTGTTACTAATGTCTCTAAACAAAAAAGAGAACTGGCTGTAGCAGATGCCACAGTTAAAGAGATGGAAAAGATTCTTCCAAGTTTGTCTGAAGAAGATCAAAACACACTGCTACCTAAACTGGAAGCAGAAAAAGCTAAAGTGGCTAAAGGAATTAGCACTTCAGAAGCAATTACTATGGGAGCTATTCAAGCTCCATTTGGTTTGTTAGAAGTGGCTCCGCTGATTGTAGCTGCTACAAAGGGAACTAAGTTTCTTAAGGGCGATAAATTAACACTTAAAGATTTAACAGATGCCCGAAAGAAACAGACAGAAGTATCTAAGAATCCTACAGCATTAACTGGTGATGAAGCCTCTGACAATGTAGCTGTAACAACCACTAACATCTATGATGGTGGTGACTTGTTAGACATGCAGGGATCACCTACTAGCATTGCACAGATGCAGGTAAAGAATTCTATTGATAAGCAAGCCGATCTTATTGCTGCTTCTATTTGGAAACAGATACCAGAGTTTGCTCCTAAAGCAGGAGAGAAAACATTTGAAGCTGTCCAAAGAACATTGGATAGTTTTGATAAGCTTCCTGACAATGTCATCAAACAATCGATGACAGATGCTGGTACTGACTTGCCTAATTTTATGGCAAGGCTAGAGGCCGCTGGCTTAGATGAAGATGCTCTAAAGAAGTTCTCTTCAATGTATGGTGTGTCTACCAGTGACGCTGCTCGTACATTGCAAAGCAAATCTGTTATCAGCAGAATGCTTAATAAGATGAAAGAGGTAGATCCAGAAGGAGCTAAAGCTGTAGATGCTTTGTTTGGTAAGAAAGATCCAGTGGCTGGTCCAATGATGACCTTCAAAGGATGGATTGATAAGGCTGATAGAAACATGATTACAGCCATGACCACCAACATGAGTACGGTTATGCGTAACGCCTTTGGCGTTGGTACTAACTTAACTTATGGTGCAGCAGAAGAAGGTTTAGAATCTCTCATCTTTAATACAGGAAGAAAGATAGCAGGAAAAATGCGTGGCTCTCCTGTGGCTGGAGACATTGGTAAAGGCTTTAACGGTGTTATTGATGACACTGTAAGTGGTTACTTTTATCTAGGACAAGGTGATCTATCAAGAGAGATTACTGAAGAAGCCTTAAAGAATAACCCAATGCTTATGAGCAAGATGTTAGCTACAGCAGAGGATATGAAAAGTTCAGACCTCATAGCTCCCATCCGTATCTTAAACACACCTGCTGTGATAATGGATAACTATGTAAGAAGAGCTATCTTCTCTGCTTCTATTGATAATAATCTTAGGAAAGCAGGTCTTAACTTAGTTGATTTACTTGCACAAGATAAGAACATTCCTATTGATGTATTAAGACAAGGTGTTGATGATGCTCTTACATTTACATTTAGTAAGACACCCACTGAGGGAATGGGATTGGCCTTTGTTAAAGGTGTTGAAGCAGCAAGACCTATCAGTACAGCAGTATTTCCTTTTGCTCGTTTCTTAGTTAATGCTACACAGTGGACAGCTAAACATTACAACCCTTGGTATGCAGGTAAGGGTGCTGCAGAAGCCATTGAAGGTGTTAGACTTTTAAAGAACGGTGATGAAGCTGGATCTCAGATGCTGTTACAAGGCTCTGAAAAGATAGCACAACAAGCTACAGGCATGGCTACTTTGTTGGCTGCTTACGCCTATAGAAAAGATAACCAAGACACTCCTTGGAATATAGCAAAGAGTGATGATGGAACTAAAGTAGATCTTAAATATTTATTTCCAGTGAATGTTCCATTTGCTTTGGCTGACTTCTATTACAAAATAGCTAATGGAAATCCTGAAGACTTTAAAGCTATGGACTTAGTTGAGGCTCTCACTGGTTTTAAATCTGTTGGTTCAACTTCAGAATCACTAGAGAGAGTAAAAGAAGTTGCTTCTTCTATGGTGTCTGGAGATGGACAAGAGACAGATCAATCAGCATTAAACAAAGTATCTAGGTCTGCAGGTGATTTAATTGGTGCTTGGCTAGGTAGAGCCACTGTACCACTCAATCAGATTAGTGACATTATTAGTGCATTCGATAGCAATGAAGCTTTGCCTAGAGACATCTATGTTACTAAGCCAGAAGAAGAAAGAACATTCCTCACTGCTGTTGGTAAGAACATTCAAAAAGGCATACCAATATTGAAGCAAGCTTTGCCTGAGTATCAACCAGCTACAAGAACACAAGCACCTTTCCGTGACACTGGTCCATTAAAACAAATGACTGGCTTAGCTTTAGTGCCACCAAAGAATGAAATTGAAACTGAGATTGAAGCTAGAAAAATTCCGTTTAATAAAATCTTCTCAACCACTGGTGATAAGACAGTGGATGCTGCTGCCAGAAGCTTTATGGCTAACAACATTGATAAGTACATAGCTCCAATTATTGCTATGGACTTATATAAGAAAGCTACTGATGAAGGTAAAGCAATAGCACTTACTAATGCATTCTCAGAATTACAAAGTGAGGCGAAGAAGATAGCTAAAGATGAATCAATTGCAAAGTTCTATAGCATGGAGAAAGTTCCTCCTATTGAACAAAAGCAATTTGAAGCACTACAACCAAAGCTTCGTAGAGCTACTCTTGATTTCTATAAACAACAACGTGGAATATCTTTTGAAAGCGATAAAGACTTTAAGAAGTATGGCGTTGCTTTAGCTATTTCTGATGCATTGAAGCAAGAGCAAGACGCTGTAGCTGTACAGAAACCAACAGAGAAAGCTACTGGTGGTGTTGTTGGTTATCAAGTAGGTGGTTTTGCTACTAAACAAATAGTCAAAGAAGCTGGCTCTTCTGCTGTGATGAAGAGTTCTATGTCTTTGTTAAAAGAGATGCAGGATGCAGCAGCTAAGACAGCAGTAAAGGAAACACCAACAGAAGTAATTGCTCCTCCTGTAGTTAAAGAAGGTGCTGCTTCTATTATGGCTAAGAAGCCTTATGTTAAGAATAAGTATGGTCCTGCTGTGTCTGAGCCTAAGCTAGTGGAAGAAACTGTACCAGTGACTAAGCAGATGGAAGAAGCTATTCCACCAGTTAAAGAAGAGCCACTGCCTGAGATTAAAACAGAGCTACCTGTAGAAGAACCACCATCCATCTATAACACCAATTTAAATAAGCCGGGCTATGGAGGTGCTAATCAACAGATGGCTGCTGAAGGTATTTTCAGTAATCAAGTTAGAAAGAATACACTAGCAGATATTAAAACAATTAGACAAGAATCTCTAGCTGCTATTGAAGGATCTCCTTTGTTTGACGGTATTGAGAAAGATGCCATAGCTGTTGCACAAGGAGACTATAGGATTAAGACTGGTAAAGAATTTACTGCTAACAATCCTACAGATGTTGAAGCCTTTGCTGAGTTTGCTAAAGGATATCAAAAGAAATTAGAGGACTTGAGAGAACAATATAAAGATAGACCACCAAAGATATTGATTCATGGTACGGTTACAGAGAGAACTCCAGAGAAAGTTAAGCGTGGTTTCTATGATCCACAAACTCTAGGGGAGGATAAGACACATCGTGAACTTGATGTTGGTGCAACATCATTCACTAGTGACTTGAGACTGAATTATAAGAATGAAGCTTTTGGTGGACCAATACCACAGAATATTTCATACACTGAAATACCTTATGCTGATTACATATTCAGAAGAGTTAATCTACCATTAGATGCATATCGCAAGAAGGATATGAACATCATTGCTCAGACTATTACAGGAGATCCTAGTGTGGCTAGACCACTAGGTATCCCACGCAACATGGGTTATAGTGAAACTGAGGATGCGTTTGTAGAAAGTGAAAAGCTTATAATAAAAACTGACTTTGATAAAGTCAAAAAGCAATACGGTCTAATTAAAAAGCAAGAAGATGTTTCAAATAAATTAACTAATGACTTATTAGACATCTATGATAATGTAGATGATGATGGTTTTAATTTGCTTGATCACATTAGAATGAAGACTGAGAAACCTACTGAGGTTTTTAAAGCTTACAACAATGTGAAGAATTTATTTAAGAACGAATTCAGACACACTGGTGGGAAGGTAGCAAATCAGCGAGGGTTTTTACCTGTGCCAGATAGTAATCAAACACTTGTAGAAGAACTACGAATGAGAGCTTCTACAGATAACACAGATATTATTGATGGATTGGCGGTGTCTTTAGAAAGATCAGGATCTAAAGATAAAGCTTTGGCTTTAAAAGAACTCAGTAAGAATCTAAAGACACTTACAACAATTCCTAATTATGCTGAACCTAGTTTCACTAATAAAGATGTATCTAAATACATTAAAAGAGAAACTGAAATAACTAATAATATTAGAGACTTAGTTGGTAACGATTTTAAGATTGTTGATCCTAACAATCCTAAGAATACTAAGAGAATTGGCTTGGCTAAGGGTGGCTTAGCCAGCCGTAGATAATACAATGTGGGTTAGTCTATCAAGCGAGACTTTGTAAAAGAGTTCTCCTTGGTAGACATATTTATTTCTGGATTCTTTAATCTCAGAAGCTAACACAGCAGCAGCTTCGCAATGAAACAAGGCTGTGCCATCTTTGTTAACAGAGAAGAAGTATGTAGGTAGCTCTTGTGTTAAAAGCTTCTTCTTCCTAGCAGGTACATTCAAGTCTTCGTATGGAAACTCTACAGTTTTCCATGACAATCTGACTTCTACCTCAGCATACCCCACCAACAAGTCTTCTTTATACAGATGCAAATCAATCCCATATCTATCGGGATTATCTCTAGCTTCCATATTCCAAAAAGAAGAGACATAGCTTTTAACTACATCTCTTCCAAACTTGTCGTATGTGTCGTGGAGTTCTTTATCGAACCGCTTGGTAGCCATTGAGTCTTTCAATGTTATCGAAGTAGCCACGGTCAAATCCCCGTTGCCATTCCTTACCTGCCACAGACAGTGGGTCATATTGATTGACCAACCACCCATGCCTGAAAGCTTTATAGCCTTGTTCAAATTGAATACGCAGTGGTGCAGATCGTTCCGACTTGACTTGCATGTTATTCCCCTGTAGATTTGTCGCTGTTAATTAGTGAGCCTATCTCATCAAACTCACCAATGTAGATGCTAATGAAAGGCAACTTAATTAGTATACCACTATATGCAAACAATTTATCAACATCACCACCATCATCAATGATGTGACAAATATTTTCATTGTATTCAATATCAAGACCAATGCCTTGTCTAATCTCTACAACTATCATGCGGCTTTCCCCCATACATCGTCCCATGTACCAGTGGTAGCACCTTTGCTATAGTCTGTTACACGCTGCTCAAAGAAGTTGGTGTGGCTAACACCAAGCATACCATCCACCCACGGCAGAGGGTTCTTCTTAATCTTGTAGATGCCCTTCATCCCCATAGAAATTAACCTACGGTCTGCAATGTAGCGAATATATTGTTTCACTTCTTCTTTCGTGAGCTTCTCGACTTCAACCATGCTAAATGCCAGATCAACAAATTGATCCTCAAGACCAACCATTTGATCCGCAATTTCTTTGATGCGCTCCGAAGTTGTTTCATCCTGATGATGTTTAACATATTCACGATAGACCTTAATCATGCCTTCAGCATGTTGAGTTTCGTCAACAATGGACCAAGCAATAATTTGACCCAACCCCTTTAGCTTACCATTCCTTGCAAAGTTTAGCAACATAACAAAGCTAGAGAATAGTTGCATGCCTTCACCAAAGGCAGAGATGGCTGCAATCTTCTCAGCCATTGGTGCTTGGTTTAAATTACTGATGTAGTCATGCTTCTCCACCATCTCTTTATACTGGAGGAATTCATTGTAGGTGGATTCAGGCAAGCCTAAGGTTTCAATGAGGTGGGCGTATGCCGCCACATGCAGGGCTTCCCTACTAGCAAAGCCACTCATCATCATCCTCACCTCAGGCTGCTTAAACACTGGGATGTAATGGTCATGATAGCCACTGCCAATGTCCAAGTCACCCTGTACAAAGAAGCGCAAGATCTTTGTTAGAAATTCTTGCTCATGTTTACTCAGCTTCTTGTAGTCTTTAACATCCTCAGACATTGGCACTTCTGTATGAAGCCAATGGCTTTGCTCGTGCTGCAACCAAGCATCATAAGCCCAAGGATATTTGAATGGTTTGAATGTTGTACGCTCTTGCGTAATGTCTGTCTTAGTCTTTACCATATCAACCTTCACATGCTAAACAAGTATCACCATCTGCCACCGTCTTCAGATCAATCTCATCTTCAATACGCTGACGCTTAATCTGAGCACCCACCTTATCTGCTTTACGCACCTTCTCTGAACGGAGATAGTATAAGCTTTTGAGTCCACTCTTCCAAGCAAGGAAGTGAATGGCATGCAAATATTTTATAGATACATTGGCAGGGAAGAACAGGTTAATGCTCTGACCTTGGTCAATATATTTCTGTCTGTCTGCTGCAAGCTCAACCAACCAACGCTGATCAATTTCCATAGCAGTTTTAAACACTTCCTTCAATTGCTCAGGAACATCTAGATGCTGTATCGATCCTTCATTGCTGATGATGGATGCCCACACATCGTCATTATCCATATCCAGTGCAGCAAGCTCTGCCTTCAAGAACCTATTCTTGTAAACGAATGCGCCACTGAGTGTGTCTTGTCTGAAGACATTGGCTCTGTAAGGCTCGACCGAAGGGCTAGTATTGCCCATGATAAGGCTGCTGCTAGCATTAGGAGCAATAGCAGTGTGATGACTAAACCTTCGAACGATATTACCATGACCAGCATCGATGCAACTGCCACGCTGTTCAGCCAAGACTTTGTCAGCCGCAAGACACGAAGAATGAATGTGCTTAAATATTTCATTGTTATAACTCTTAGCCATCACACCATCGATGGCAATACCTTTCTTTTGTAAGAATGCATGAAAGCCTAATGTACCCACACCAATACTACGCTCCATCATTGCACTGTACTTAGCTCTTGCAATTGTTGAGGGTGCTCTGTCAATGAAGTATTGCAAGACATTGTCTAGCATTTCCATAACATCTAAAATGAATGTTTTGTTGTTCTTCCACTCATCGTAGTATTCCAGATTTAAGGAAGACAAGCAACACACTGCTGTACGCTTCTCGTTAGTTGGTAAAAAGATTTCTGTACAGAGATTGCTGCCATTAATCTTCAAGCCTTTGTTACTTAACCAATTAGGCAAAGCTTTGTTAGCTGTATCAATGAAGACTAAGTATGGCTCACCTGTCTGCATACGCAGGTCTAATATCTTCTGCCACAAATACTTAGCAGACACTGTCTCTACAATCAAACCAGTGGCAGGGTTTCTTAACTTAAAGCTGTCATCAAAGTCAGGATCTTTCATAGCCTTCTCAATGATGGTCATAAATTCATCAGTGATGTTGATGCCATGATGTAGGTTTAATGTGCGTACATTCTGATCACCTGTTGGCTTACGCATCTCCAAGAATTGGATGATGTCTGGGTGATGAATGTCTAGATAGGCAGCATAGCTGCCCCGTCTCGTGCGTCCTTGACGGTAGGCCAATGAACTAGCATCATAGATCTTAAGGTGGGGCATAACACCAGTAGACTTATCATCACTATTGCGGATACCCACATGCACACCGACACCACCACCAAACATGGATAGCCAGTTAGTCTCTGATAAATTATCGACCAAACCTTCTGCACTATCATCCATATAATTAAGAAAACAGCTAATAGGGAGGCCACGCTTAGAGCGACCAAAAGATAGGATAGGAGTAGAGTAGCTAAGCCAATGCTTACTGCTATATTCGTACAGTCTTTGAGCATGATTTTGATTGGTAGCAAACGATTCCGAAACATATGCAAATCTCTCTTGAGGACTAACCTCTTCTTCTTTCATGTAACTTTCTCTCAATCTCTGAATGCCTAGTTCATCGAACAAGCTGTCACGAGACAGGTCAATGTTGACCTTAAACTTTGCCATAAAATACTCCTGATATGGTGGTAAAAAAGGGAGCAAAAGCTCCCGGGGAAAGAAGGTAGTTATACCTTAAATGGCTACTGCTTGTTACTCTTTAAACAAGGATGGGAATAAGTTGGTGAGTACTCTCTTACATTCCTCAGCAATTTCACGATGTTCTTTCTGTGTTGCTTTGTCACAACGAATGTCAACATAGTGCATCCAACTTCTCAGTGTACCGTTCATGTACATTCTACTGGTTGTCATTCCTTCAGGCAAGACTTTTCTAGCCACTTCCTTAGCTATGCCCATGCCCAGTGCAGCCTCATAGGACTTCTTAGACACCTTTAAAACATCTGTCTGTAGCTCTTGCCACACCTTCATCAATTCACGGTCTTGTACAGGGATAGAGTTCTGTCTATTCTTCTCATCCTGCAGCCTCACTTCACTGGTTTCATAGCGTGATGAGATGGCATAACGCTGTGAGAATTCTTGGAAGCTGAAGCTTCTGTGCCTCAATATTTGACGGGCAATGTCACGAGTGGTTTCAATTTCCATACAGACATTAACCATTTCAAATGGACTCCAATGTTTGTTGTCCATCAAATACTTCAACAGCTTAGGAGCTGTCTCAGGATTGTTCTGGTTCTCTGGGTTGCTCACCCTCGCCATGTACGCTATCAGATTCTCCGCATCCGGTGTTGCCCATATCAGTGTTACCCACATATTTAGTTCCTTCTTCAATGCCCATTTTAATGGCTGTAATTATACCAAGGTTAAGCAAGATGTTGCGCTCTTCCCAATTCAAATCGAATGTAAAGGTTGCGCTGCCATCCTCATGTTCGTCTATCATTTCTACATTCATTTCTTTTTCCTTTCTGCTTTCTCTTCCTCTGTCTTCACCTTGTGGCATGGCTTACAAAGCACCTGCAGATTCTCTATCTCACAGAAGATGCGGTCAATGAAGGAGTCCCATCCGACAAAGCCTTCTGATGTAGATACTACTGGGAGTATATGATCTACCTGCACATCTGCTGCAACAAAGTGTTTCTTACATTTGGCACACTTGTAATGCATTGCCAGCTTACCCGTCTTCTTGTTTTCCTTTCTACCTACGAAAGCTTCTTTCAAAGCTTTGTATTTAGGAGGCCAACGCCTAGACGCTGCTCTCAGCGCTGAAGTGACAAAGCTACGAAACCTAGCGTCTGTCCATTCACCACCATTTCTTTTTTTACTATCTACCAATTTGTGTATCCACTAGATGCGACATGTCAGCAGCATCGTAGTGCACAAATAAATCCCTAGCTATTGCTAGAGCTTCGTCAATGTCCAAAGCAACAAACTCAGACAGGTATTTATCATACTCGGACTCAGCCATATGCTCAACAACGTAGCCATTACTAGCCTCCCTAATTGTTACAGAGTTAACTTTCATTCTAGTCCTTCAACATCAACATGGCGAAACACAATTTCATGTGAGTCCATGCGTTCTAATGAGGCAGTGAGGTTCTCAATAATCACCTCGCTCAACACTTCTTCATTCAGATAGACATTAGGTAGGTCTTCTGGTTTAAAGAATACTTTTAAACTAATGTCCACTGTGATCATAATTTTTCCAGTCTTTCTTCTACCAGTCTAGCGTAGCCAATGATGTCATGCCATGAGTCATGATACCAAGGATCACCATTAACAATGCGAGACATCTTGTTACAGATGAGATCAAGGCTTTCCTTCATATCATCATCCATCTCTTTCCATACAGCACCAGATCTAATTGTATCCTTCAATGCTTGTGAAACCCTAGAGACATCCTCTTTATAATTTCCATAGCGAGTGCCTCGCTGTGCCAATGTATCATCTACATTCATTGCATACCTCCAACTGTCTTAGTGTCCACAGTGAAGCTGCCATCACTGAAGCTGTCATGGTCTGGGTTGTAGGCAAAGTCACCTACATCAGCAAACACTTTGCCACAATAACTAACAAGTTTGTCAGCAAGCTTCTCATCTTCCTGCATATACTGTACTGTTGCAGCCAATATCATAGCCATACCAACAAGATTGTCTGCATCATCTTGGCTAATAGTGAGAGGACCAAAGCCACTGACCAACACCTGAAAGCTCTTGGTGTATTCTCCATCTACAATGGTAGGACGAAGGATGAGGGCAATGTCATTTGGTTTTAAATTTGTGGAGGAGTCCATGTTTGTCCTTCATATCTGCGTAGGAAAAGAAGCTGAGCATTCTCTAACACACGCTCAGCATTGCCTTCATAAGCTTCCAACACTTTGTTGTATAGCTCAAGTTCATCTGTTGTGTCCCCAATTATTTTGGCTGCTTTCACTGGACCAACACGGAACAATCCTTTGATGTTATCAGCAGCATCACCTGTCAGCATCTGTGTATACAGCTTAACCAAAGCCTCCTCTGGCTTGATGTAATAACCCAAGTGCTTTACAAAGTTGTAATGCCAACCAACAATCTGATCTAAGTCTTTGTCTAATGACACGATGACACATTGGTCACCAAGTCTTGTTGCTTCAATAGCGATGGCATCATCAGCTTCTTGTCCATCAGAGATGGTTGCTCCCCATTCTTTAACAAGATAGTTTCTAAGGAAAGCTAGATGCTTTGGCTTAGGCTTGTCAACTCTGTTACCTTTGTAAGGCACAGTGGTTGCTATTTGATAACGGAAGTTGTTCTTACCAGTTAAGAACATGTGCCACTCATCTACGAAGCAATCAGGATAGATGCTATCAACACCACACATGAGGACATCAACAATTAAACGATCCAGTGTTCGCTGTGCCGTTGCCTCGTCTTCGTCCTCACATGCGGATGCTGCCCGATAAGCGAAGATGTCGCTATCGAATAGAGCTTTCATTACTCAGCTACTACTTCTTCAACTGAAGATGTCTTAGCTGCCTCAGCCTCTTGAATCTGTTCCATACCTTGTTGTCGGATGACAGCAATGGTGTCTGTAACAGCTTCAAAGGGAAGCTTAGCAAGTGCTGCCAATACCAAATTTAATTGGTCCAATGTCAATGTAATATTCAAGTTCATAATACGTCCTCGTCATCTGCATCAATACCACTAGCTGTGGAGTACTCAACCAAGTCAGTGATAACCAGCTTCTTTAATGAAGGGCTAACACCTTTCTTGTTCTTATAGGTCCAAGAGTATGTAGACACCAGTGCCTTACCCTTACTACCATTACCAATAGCCTCAGTAATTTCATCGTTGTCTGTATCGAAGACACGGATAGGCTTCTCTGATTTGCAAGTGATGTACCTGCCCATATCAGCCTTCTTCTCTTCACCAGTTTGAACACTAATACCCATCTCTTCCAATGCTTCAACAGCAGCATCAGACAAGTTGCACAGATTCAACTGGAACTTTCCAGACATGTCATTCACTTTGTTGTGTTGACACCAGAACACATCAGCCTTAATCTTAATGGCTTTCTTTTCTTCACTCATAATTTTCTCCAATATGAAAACGGTCTGAACGGCAGACCCACAACCGCCCATCAATGCGTCTGTTTCCAGTTGTCACCAACCTTACCTTCAGCATTCACAGGACAGCGAAACTTAAGAGCTTCTCCTGCTTTGGTTGCTGCTTGCTCGATGAGCTTTGCTGCTTCCTCTGCCTGATCTTCTCTCACTTCCCACTGTGTTTCGTCATGAACGAACGCTAATAGTTTAGCATCTATTCCCTGTTCTTGCAACAACTTTGTTGATTCAACAAGCCATTGTTTAGCAATGATAGCACCTGCACTTTGTAACAAAGTGTTTAGTGCAGCATGCTCAGATCTAACCCACACTCGCCTACCATCCAAGGCAGGGAGATGTCCCTTCGCCATGAACTTAGATATCTTCTTCTTCAGGGTAGAAAGTCCGGGCGTATTATTGATAAAACTATCAATAAGTTTCTTGCCTTTGCTGCTGTTACCACCCACAATGCTACCCGCCTTGGCTGCACCTGCACCATACAACACCCCATATGTCAGGGTTTTGGTGGTGTTTCTAGCCTTCTTATGCTCAGGATTGTTATCGTCCTTGACAGTACCTTTTTCCACCAAGCCAAAGCTCTGTGCATTAAACCAATGGATGTCACCCTTCAGCAACTCATCCATCCATTCTTGGTCATTCAGATAGTGACCTAAGCAGCGAAGCTCAATGCCTGATAGGTCAACACCTACCTGCTTGTACCCCTTAGGCACACGCCACATCTCCCTGCATTCAGCACCGAAGGGGCTACCCACCGCAGGAACTTGTGCCATGTTAGGACTACTGTGTGTGGCTCTGCCTGTCACTGCTCCATTAGTAGTAACCCTACCATGCACCCTACCATCATCACCCACTAGATCAAGCCAACTACTTATCTGAGCTACACGCTTTTGTATCATTAAGTATTCAGCAATTATTTGTCCCTCTGGGAACACAACACCTTTCAAGGTGTCCTCATCCACAATGGGCTGACCCGTTGGGGTCATCTTAGTTGGCTTCCATCCTAGCTTCATAAGGCGGTCACCAATTTGCTGCCTACTTCCGGGATTGAAGATGGTAATCTTGTCCTTCAAGCGCTTGCCTGTCTTCTCAGAAATGCGTTCCTCTACGATGGGAGGAAACACCTTCTGCATTTCCTCTTCAATGTCAGACATGCGTCCACTCAATGTTGCATTAAGCACCATAGCTTTCTCAATGTCTAACATGAATCCATTGTTCTCCATGCCACGGCAGATCAGTGCCACCTCATGTTCAAGCTGAATGCTTTGTAGGGAAAACCCTTCCTTCACCATCACTGTACTTAGGTGATTATAAACCTTCTCAAGCAGCAACACATCCTGCTCACAATAGGTAGCCATCTCTTGTGACCATCCACTGTCGAAGTCAGTGAAGCCAATCTTGTTATCACCTAAACGATAGCCCCATGCCTCTAGGCTATGTGGTGTTGGTGCTTTGCCCGACACAGGTACGACAATATCAATGTCGGGCTTGTACAGGCGTGACATAACCAATGTATCTACAAGCTTGTTGTCAGGAATGACAACACCCCAAACCTTCTTAAGAACAGGTGCATCAAAGCCAATGATGTTATGGCCCACCACTTGCTCACCCTCTAAGTATTGCTGCAAGGTGTCGGCTTCCCGCCAGTGCCTTACCTCACCAGTGGTGTTGTGCTTGGTTACACACAGCCAAATGGTGTCATGTTTCAGGTTTGTCTCTATGTCTAAGAAGATCATCGTCATTGTCCTTATCATTTTGTCGGAGGTTATCAACATCTACCGACTGTTTGTAATCTTCTACTGAGTCTTTACCAAAGATGGCATTCCATCTTGATGCCCACTCCTCATCAGCTATTGATTTGGGACGCTGAGTGTGTCCCTTACCACCATCACTCGTCATGATATTGCCACACCACTACAGGTGTGTCCTTTCCTATGTAAGCATTCTCAATATTAAAACTGATGTATTCAATAGCATCATCGGCATTCATGCCATCTCTAATCATCAATTGTTCAACCATCTTTTCACAATCGTAGACAAGTACCTCAACACGCTCATTACCATTCCATACAGAGGCTATGCCTATGATGGCACTATCAAATCCATCCCACTTCTTCATAACTTATCCTTATGTATTTTAATTATGCTGTTAGCAAAGTGCAACAGTTCTTCAATACTTGCGTTGTATTTCATAGCATTTGCTTTATGGGATATAAGTTGAACATTCCCTTTAACATATCCCTTCTCAGGAATAATCTTATCAAGAGTAGGTGAAAAATAAGATGGTCCTTTTGCTCCAAAGTTTTGTTTAAGTTCTATACCTAGATAAGGACAGAACTGTACAACTTCAATGTCATCTACAGTGATATCAAAGGGTAGTCCTTTTTGTTTAGCCCGGTTCTTAGCTTGTTGAACAAGGTGAGCAAGCCAGTTTTTTCTAAACCATTTTCTAGAATCTTTATCCCAACAAGATTTACAAATTGGTTTAATGTAAGTGTAATAGGAAATGCTTCCGTCTTTCTTAGTGTACTTACACTGTCTAGCATAGTAGTCTTCTACCACTTTGTTCTCACTGCATTGATTGCAAACTTTATGTGTTCTCATAATATACCTCCTAGTATTTGAACATAGTAGGTATATCACATGATCAAAAGTATTACAACATATTATTGTCACTCATATAATTTTCTACCTCAACTAGGCGGTTAATGTTCTTATCAAAGTACAGAGCACCTGCGGGTCCTGTCTCTCCCGTAAAGCGTGACTTCAGGAGGCGAAGCTCAGTGGTGTTGCGCCTCATCTCATCATCATCCTGCTGATCACGCTGTAAGCCAATGACTGCATCTGACAACTGGCTAATGCCTTGAGTACCTCGTAATGAAGAGAGACTAATCTCAGCCCCATTCTCAAGCCCCTGTCCTTGTTGTCTACGAGTGTGTGAGATACCAAACAAACCTACGCCTGTCTCTTCAACAAAGGTACGCAGCTTAGTCAATAACATATCTAAGCCCTTACGCTCATCAGTATCCATACCAGACAAGATCATTTGATAATGATCCAAGATGATCCATTGGCAGTTCTGTCCTTTCACCATGTAGCGTAGGCGATTAAGGACATTGTCAATATCAAGCGAGCCAAAGTGATTGAACAACACACAGCGACCAGTGCCCATCGTACTGTCATAGCATTTCTTTAGTTCATCCTCTGTATATTCCACATGAGGAAGATGTAAAGGTTTCCCTGCTTCGATAGACATAATACCTAAGGCTGTACGCTCAGGAGATTCTTCTAAGAAAGCCATACCAATATTGTCATTGGTTGTCATGAGCAAGTGGTGGATAAGCTGTCTTAAGAATGTAGATTTACCCTGCCCAGTTCCTGCTGCAATGGTAATAAGCTCACGCTTGCGTAGACCTGCCATCATCTCATTCAGTTTGGCATACGGCCATGAAGCGTCAGGAAGTTGCTTAGGCTTCTTCAATTGTTCCCACAAGTCAGCACCATTAATAATGCCATCTGGTTTGTAGGGTTCAGCAGCCCACCATCTAGAAACAAAGGCAGCTTCCTTGCCTTCAGCAAGCCACTCGCATGCATCCTTGTATGCAGGGTCTGGTTTAAATATCTTGCACTTGCTGCCAAACAATTCAGCAACTTCCTTCGCTGCCTTCTGTCCTGCCTCATCACCATCAAAGCACAGCACAATGTTTTCAAAGCTGTTGATATATTCGTAATGGGCTTTGGCATCCTTCAATGCACTACCTGCACCTGTGCGAATAGACACCACAGGATATTTACTTCCTGTCAATTGGTATGCAGCCAGTGCATCAAACTCACCTTCAGTGATGGTGAGGTATTTGCCATTGGAGGGGTATAGGTTCTGTCCAAACAGTGTGCCTTTGCTCCATCCACCTACGGTAGTAAATTTCTTGTCCTTCACTTCCCTACGCTTAGCTGCAACAAGCTGTGAGTTGCTGTCGTAATAAGGAAAGAAATAATAACCACCACTACGGACAACACCATAGCGTTCCATTGTGGTTTTGTTAATGCGTCTATCAGCTACAGAAACACTGTAGCCTTCGTTGTATTCCTTCAGGAAAGAGCTTGTGTCCTTACTGTCTGTATCAATATCAATCACTTCAAGTCTTTCATTGTTCGTTGATGGGATGTATGTATTACATACAAAACATTTGGTGGACATGTCATCATTGATGGACAAGCCATCACTACTTCCACATGTCTCACAAGGTTGATGTGTTTTTAGGAAAGTCATAGCCCTTGTATGTTATTTTGTTGGTCTTTAACACTGTGTCGTATGCTTGAAAAAGCTTTGTCATTCTAGCATCGTGGAGGCTATGCAGTCCAATTAATAAATTGGCAAGCTCGTCTTCATCAGGCTTCTTCTCTCTGTCCATCAACACCCAAAGGATGGAATCAATGTCCTCCTTAGTTATCCACGCAGCCATGATGAGGTTTTCTAGTTCATGTAGTTTCATACTACACCCTTCATTTGTTCAGGTGTTAAACACTTCTGTCCTGTACTTTCCCAATGGTTGTACACACCACGATAGACAATACCCTCATGGCATTTAAAGTGGACAGGTTTGTATAGTTCTTGTCTTGCTATGTCATAACCAATGTTATAACAAGCAGCACCACTAATGGTAGCCACTAGCCATAGGGCTAGGTATTGTTGTGGGTAGCTCATGTGTTCTCCTTAAGTGGAATTGCTATTGACTCCCCACATCCAACGGTGCTTACATATGCCGTGATACACCAGTCACCTGCTTTTAGAGAGTGATCAAACTTACGAATAATATCTAAAGGATATTTTTTGTTCCACTCTTTTGTTTGAGGTTCGCTGTCTGCCCAGCATCTAGCAACAACCAGACAAGATGATGCAGCATAACCAACAACATATGTTCTTGGGTGTATGTGTCTAGGCTTACTTGTAAGTTTTATCTTTTGTTTCTTGCACCAATGTTGCACGGCAAGTGCAGATTCTTTTTCTAGCTTTGTCGTCATGATTTCATATTCCTTACAAATGTTGCGAATGACTCAGCAGTACTGCCAAAGGCTTTCATCTTGTCAAACTCTCTAGCCACTTCCTCTAGGATTGCGTTTCTTTGAGAAGGTGAGACATAAATGTCAAAGTAGTACGGCTGACCCAAATCCCTCAGTATTTGCTTACCAAGGTTAGATTGCTTCTCCACCTCGTTAAAGGCTTCGTCTTCCTCTTTAGTCCAATCAGGCTCATAGTTCAAGCCTAACTCTCTAGCGTTTTCTGCTTTCTTTTCTAGGGCTTCGTCTTTGTTCATGCTTGTCCCCTTGCTCGGATGGCATCAGAGTGTTCACCTTGCCGAGATTCCCAATAATCAACCAACTTTGCACACGCCTCACGCTCGGCAGAAGCGACAAGGTCGGCAAAGCGTTCAAGGTAAACAGTCAATTGCTTGATGTACCACTCATCAAAATCGGCCTCTCGTGCCATGCGAATAATGTCTTCTCTGTTCATTTTGCAGCCTCCATATACAGCCCCACATTGCCCAGTGCATAACCAACAAAGGCAATGCCTAGCCCTGTGTTTCCCTTGAGCAGCAGATCCACTGCCACCACTGCATACACCACACCAACAATAGCGATAAGCCAAGCACTCATTTGTTAATCTCCACATTCATTGGTTTAAATTCCTCAATCACTCTTACAAGAGAGGTGATGAGGTGTTGATCTTGATCGTGCTTAAGTTCATAACTGAGTAGCCACTCAAGCTGCTCAAGCACCACTGCCTCTTGTTCCATCTGATTCAACTGCATAGGTTTCTCCTTTATAAGTCTAGCTACCATATCCATCTTAGTGCAATAGCTTTTTATCCAAGCCTTGTCACTGTCTCTATCGTACACTTGTCTACATTTAGAACATCTGTATCTCATATAAGTTCCCTCATGTCCTGAGCCACTGTCGCACTACGCAAGGTGTTCTTGATGTAGGGCGTTAGGCTTTGTGGTGTGGCATGTCCTGACACTGACATGATGTTGGTGATAGGTACACCCACCTCAATCATCTCAGTGATTGCTGTCCTTCGCAAGTCTTGCAACACTAAGTCACTAGGCAAAGCAGCCTCAGTCATAATTTGTTTAGCAACCCTAGACAAATTGAACAGGCTGTAAGGCATCAAGCCACCCTTCCTATCAGGAACATTAGATGGTGCAATGTATTGTTGCCACCCAAACTCAGCATGTTGTTGTCTCAACATGGTGAGCAAGCCTTGGCTTGTCGGTATAGTCACCCTAGACCTACGCTTGCTTTGTTCCAAGTGCAACACACCCTTGTCTAGGTCTACTTGATCCCATCTAAGCTTACGCATATCCCCCATACGCTGTCCATATTCATAAGCCATCTGAACTATCAGCCCTACATTGCGCCATTTGAATGTGCTGTAGGCTGTGTTCATGAAGGCTCTGACATCTTCCCTAGTCCACACTGTTCTTCGTGGCTTGTCTGCCCTGCGAAGCACCTTGCTGAAGGGATTGTGGGTGATGTAGCCATGACGAATAGCGAAGTTGAATAACAAACGATAGACAGCTAGGGTGTGGTTAGCTAGGCTAACACTGTGCTCAGCATGTTCCTCATATATCTTCTGACAATGCGGAGTGACTAAGTCTCCTAGCTTGCATTGATACAGAGGCACACCATTAGCTTTGCTGTCTTGCCATCCTTGCAAGTAATACATGTAGTCACGCTGTGCCTTTATACTAAGTTTGGTATAAGTGATGTTGTTCTTATACGCTTTGATTAGTTCATGCACCTTCGTCTTCTCAGAGATATCTTTTAGATATCTAAGTTCTTTACGCCAGTTGTCTAGCATGGCATTAAGTTCTTCAGCTAAGGCAAAGGCTTTGCTTTTGTCAGTGCCAAGCACACGCCTAGCCACCACCCCTGCATCCACTGCATCCTGTGGTGGGTTGTACCTGTACTTTGTTATGCCTTCGGCAGCCTTCGCCAAGGTGACATATCTAGGTAGCTTACTCATTCATATCCTCCACCTTTGTAACAACAAAGAACAACACAAACATAACCACCACACAAAGAAATCTAGCATGCTCAGTCCACACGGATGGGTTGTAATGCCATTGAACAAAGGCAGTGGTTAGGTAGCTGAAGAGGAAAGAGAAGAAGAGGTTGTTCATTTGTCTCTCGCCTCCATCATCATGTCAGCCATCTTGTAAGCCCTTGCAGGAATCTCTTCATCTTTAAGAACCCATCCACTACCAAGCATAGCTTGCATAGTCTTAGCTGCGAAGTAGTCACGCAAGGTCATGCCATCACTACCTAGTCCTGTATAGGGGAATGCTTGTTGCGGTTCAGTTTGTTCCATCGTCACCTCCTAGTGCATAAAGTTTTTCTGCCATATTAATCAAGTTGTCTTTGTTTACTAGCTTGTCAAGCCATCTAGTGGGTATACCCTTCAGTCCATACTTACGCCCTGCCAACATACCAGTGACAGCACCAACAGTGTCAGCGTCATAGCCCTTGTTCACTGCCATCACTAAAGCTTTCTCAAAGCTTGATGTTTCTTCAACACATTCCCATGCTGTGATGTAAGCGTGGTTGATTGTTCCCCTGCTACCATAGTCACGCTGATGACGGAGGTAGTCAAAGGCATCGTCCTTCTTACCTGACATAAGCTCAGTGACAAAGGCAGTGATGTAATGCACAGTGTCTGTGTTGCCATGCGTCATCAATGACACAGCAATGCTCTGTGCCAAAGCATGAGGCATGCTGTTGTGATTGGCTAACACAATGGGAGCAAGTCGCATGATAGATCCATTACCACTGGAGCTATAGCTACAGCTACCTGCATAGGGATGTGTTGGTGTGATGCGGTCAATAGCTTCACTGCATGTCCTGCCAATGTCAAAGACATAGTTGCGAGTACCAAAGTGTCCTGTCTTCTTCCACATCTTGAAGTTCATGGCAATGGCTTCAGGATTGAAGCGCTTGCTAGTAATGTATGCATCAGCAATTGCTACAGCCATAGCGCCATCGTCTGTCCACTCACCAATGGCAGTGTCATGCACACCACCACCTTCCATCTCTGTCAATGTCTTCGTCATCTCATGTGGTCTAACAAATTCCAAGGGTGCACCCAGTGCATCACCAATGAACAGACCCATGAACATACCAATTGCTTTATCTTGATGCATTAAATATCCTGTGCTTCTAATACCATTTTGAAATGGAGTGGATCACCCATCTCATTAAACTGTGCTCTCAATGGTTCTAAGAACGCATCGAGATCTTTGTCAGTCATTAAACAATTAAGTTCTATCTTGACCATGAATTCGTCACACTCTTTAGTGGTGTAACCCTTGACGATTGCTTTTGTATATAACATACATGTTCCTTTGTATAGGTGGGGTACTCGCTGCGTCTGTTGGTACTGCACCTCATGAACTAAATCACTTGGCTGAGTGTCATCCAACAGCATCCGCTTTCCCCCGTTATCTCTTAAGCGAAGGCAATGTCTTCGGCAATGTTCCACAACTCTGAGTTGATGCGGATGTTTTCTTTCACGCTGTTAACAGGACGAGCCTTACGCATCACTCCTTCGGGGTGCTTGTTAGACAGGCTCTTAACAAATGCACTGCCACGGATAACACCTTCTTGAATGCGGTTGAACACAGTGAATGCATCCATGTAGTTGTCTTCGTAACGAGAGACATGCAACACATCAGCAATGGTTTTAGGTGTGGCATACACACCATTGGTCTGCTCTTCGAGCATGTCCCATCGTGTCTCAACACCACGCTTAGCCATCAGCACAGACTGATGTGGGTCAAGGGTAACACTACGCAACTTCTCAAGACGCTCCATCATGGTGGGCAATGTAGCCACAGTGTTACGAAGCATCTCTTCAAAGCCACTCAGTGCCTTGCTGTGATAGATGCGAGACTGGAAACCATCACCTGCCACAATGCCATTGGAGCAGATGAAGCGGAAGCAACCTGCAAACAACTTCACAGAGCCTGAACCATCGTGAGAGTTGTACAAAATAATCTCAGGGCGAATGTCGCCAGTGCCAAAGTCAATGTCCCATGTCTTAGCGAAGGCTAACATGTGGGCTGAGTGAGCAGGGTTGAGGCTACGGCTACGCTTCTGTGCCGCTTGCACTGGAGCATATCCATAGTCTTGCATTACAGGGATGATGTCGCTTGTGTTGAGAGACACATAACGATCTGTCAACTTGTCAGACTTGGTTGTGCTGAAAGCAGCAGGGGCAAGCTGTTGAATACGCTCTGTTGTAAGAGCAGAGTTGTTTGCATTGCGAGAGAAGATTACATGTTTAGCCATGATGTTTCCTTAGGAAGAGTGAATGAGTGTCAGCAACTGACGAATAATTATAACCACAAAAGAAGGGGCAGTGTCAAGCCCCTACAGATTAGTCGGTCTTTTTAACCAACGGAATAACATCTACCCAAGCGGCTAGATGAATAGTATCTCCGAACATATCTAGGCAGTAGCTATACATGCCATCGATGTGATCGAAGTAGAAGACAACGCCAGTGTTTGGCATTTGTATATAGCTCTTAGGCTTGACGGAAAACAGCGGTGTCACTGGTTGTTTGTCAAAGTCCCTGATGTCTACATCACTTAACATATGGGTAGAACCTTTCGTATTCTTGTTTAATAAACAATCGTTTTGTTTTCTGTCCTTCGGCATAGCCTAAGACATACATAGCATTTGTCCATTCCTTAGACAAGGGCAGACTACGCAAGCCATGAGCAAAGCCTAAGCTGTAGCTTACATCCATATCAGCACCATGCCTACAGCAAACAGCACAACAAACCAAGTGTACAAGGTTTCATCACTCATGTCTAGGGATAGGTGGTGTGTTAGCAGGTAATGGATGAGCAGGGAAAGGCCATGTTGGTGGCGGTGGAGGGGGTGCTTTAAGCATTGGCTGAGTCCTTTCGTTGTACATGTTTAGCTAACAACCACTTGTCACCTAAGTGCCTAATGCTTCGCACCCACTGCCGTTGGTTGTGTCGATTGATACGCTGATCAATACCCTGTGTGTTGAACAATTGTCTCACATGCTTTAGCATCTTTGTATTCATTTCATTCCTTAACAATACGGAAGTTTCCAAAATCCACCTGCTCTTTGTTGGCAAAGAACAACCCATCGAGGTAGCGCTCCAGTGCCAGTGAAGCATCGTTCAATGTGTGGTAACGCTTAGGTTTGTAGTCACCACTGTCTGTCACATCAAACTCTAGACAGTGCCACTTGTCACGCAGTCTTGCTTGTATCTTGTACATATGCATACCTTTCATAAGAACGGATCTTGCTGTCACCATCGGTGTGTTTAGTGACCCACTTGATGGATACATTGTCAGAGTGTAAGCGTTGCAACAGCAACGACAAGTCACAGTCTTCCTCAAGGTAGACATTGTCTTTGTACTGGTAGCTGTAGCTGCTTACATCAGGGGCAATGCCCAAGTTCTCCAACACCTTACGCTTCACCTTGCCCCATCCATGTCCTGCATCGGTGTATACAGTGATGGTGAATGTCTTCTGTTCTGTCATGCGGTTTCCTTAATAATCTCAACAGCTTCCTTCACTGCCTGTCTGAATTCACGCTTAGTGCATTCACTAAAGTCTAGGAATGTACCCATTACATCTTGAATTTTAATTGCCTGTGACACAGTGCAACCTAGTTGATCAATGATCCATTGTGTATAGAGGTTCATTTCAATTCCTTCACAGGGACGATGTATCTATGCACCTCATCACCTTGTTTGTTATACACATACAAGTGCAACACTGTGTTCTCCATGACGGAGTCAAGGTAGCACTCAACATATCCATTGTTCTTACCAATGTTAATCACTGTGGATTTAACAAAGTTATCCAAGGTTTCTACTGTCAGTTTCATAGGTTGTTCTCAATAATGTATTCGGCATCGGCAATGTCTTTGTACAGGGTACTAATCCATGTGCCATCTTCGATGTATCGATTAGACGATTCAGTCAGTCGCTTAAGCACCCATCGAATGTCAGCCTTAGCACCCTTGGCAATGACAGGGAATTGCTCATGCCGTTCCATGCCTCGGATGAATGCATACCAAACCTTTGACTTGGGAGTGTAGAAGGTTGATGCAATTTCCTTACGCTCATACTTCTTTGTCATGTGGGGATGAACATAAGCATAGTGTCTACCGAAGGTGTAGGCTGTCTCTTCCTGCTTGGTGGTTGTCAGTCCTAAGATGACATCCCTTGCTTCATCGAGAGTGACCCATGTGTTATCACCATTGGCATCACAAGCATAATCACCATTGGACATCTCCACCATGTAACCTTCGGTTGTTTTAACCTGTAATATTGCTTCAACAATTTCCCAATCACCTACAGTTCCCTGCTCCATTGGTATGAACTCACCACCATCCATGTTACTAGCTATCTCAATAGCTTCAGCATTACTGGTGGCTTCTACATATTCATAACAATATGTAGACATCTTAGCTATCACTTTATATCGCTTATTCGTAGTCATCACATGCTCCTTCCATAACATCATGCAGTGCAACACCATACATCAGGTCATCAGCACTGTTCTCGAAAGCTTGGCGAGTGTCCTCAATCATTTCAATGATGTTCTCACTAGGATAGTCTTCGATCACCTCCCAAAGAATGATGTCGAAATCACCTGAGCAAAAAGAATCAAGCCCTATCACTTGAAGAACAGATGCATAGGACATGGTGTCAGGATAGTCAGACAGCCATTGCTCCAGTGCAAACCTCTCACTCACCTTCATCTTCACAGGGAAGTCAAGGTCAGCACTCACCATGTAGAAGCATCGTCCATCACGAAGCTTCACATAACAGTAGGGGTGAGTGTCAGTATCAACGGGATCACTGCCCTGAGTGGCATCAACAAGGTCATCAGCCGTTAGGTAGATAACATCTACCAAAGTGTCATAGTTCTCGAAGCTCTTACCTGCAGGGACGGACATGCCTTCCTCTGCTAGGTCTGTTCTCATACGGATTGTTTGCATGGTGTGTTTCCTTTCAGGATTAGTTCTCGCTTAATGAAGGGCAGGTAAACTTTGTTACCAAAGAATTGATGCTCAAACAATTGATCGTCAACGATCTTGTCTGAGTGTGCTCTTGCTGCTTTCAATGTCTTGAAAGAAGCAACAGGGCTAGTGCTATTGGGATAGCACACAATGTATTTGAATCTGTATCTCATATGCTTACCACCATGAGTCGTAGAACACTGCCTTGCCATCGGCAATGGCTTGCCTTGATAGCTTGACGAAGTCAGCCACACTCTCTAGGTCTTCCGGATATATACATGATGTATCACCGAAGAAGAACCCATTACGAGGCACTAGCTTGTTAGCACCAACATCCATCTCCAGTCTGTCTAGATCTTTTAGATCAAGACGAACAGTGGTGCAATTGAAGCTGTCCTTAGCACCACCCTTAAGGCGGTAGAGATCCTCCATCCAACCATGCAGAGCATTGAACTTACGCCAGTAGCTGATCTGCATAGCGTCATCAAGTGCCACATCAACAGTGGCATCACCTACGCTGTCAGCATTGACAGCAAATGCATACATATCAAGTCCCATAATTATTCCTTGGAAAGTTAATTGTTGAGTAATAAAAGTCGAGGATTTCATCCTCTGTCAGCTCGAAGTCTATGTCACTGAGTGCCACAGCAATGCCAATGTCATAGTTGTTACGAGACAAGCCTGTCTCGAATATCAGAGGGGTCTTCATGTCACCTACTGCAAACATGCATCACCATCCTGTCCTCATCCACTGTCAGCCACACCTTTTTAGTGACAGTGTCATACACCACAATGTCACCGACATTGATAGGTGCTCCGGTCTTACAACAAATACCCTTGTATTTGGCTTTCATGATGCGTTCCATGTTGACTCCCATTGTTGTTCTTCAATCCACCAAGTGCCATTGGTAACACACTCTTTCAGAGTGTCAGCACAGCCAATATAAGCACCATCCTCCCTGTCGTTAAACAGTTCGTATATCTCAGCTTCGCTGTCCCACTTAGCCCACACCTCGTAGCCGTGTTTCTCTAAGATCTTTTTCATGGAAAACTCCTCATGTAAATAACACCACGCTTGATGCCATCTGCCATCGGCATCACCTTCATTGCCACCACATCAGCCTTATCCACAGGTTGTTCAGTGGTTTTGTATACAAAGCTGTCATACTTATAAGGGTTATAAGTAACTTGCCTACCTACAATGCTGATGAAATCAAATTGATTGTCAGCCCTGTTAGTGCAGTAGTTAATCCAAGTGCCACTAACTCCTGCATGGACATTCTTACGCTTCTCTCGAAGCACTCGCTGTCGTCCCGCCTCAGACACCAACAGCTTGCATCCATCAAGCACCACAGTGTCACGATGGGCAATCACTCTACCCTTGTCAGCACCTTCCAAGGCTTTAATGCTGAAGCATTTCTTATGCAGGTTGAAATAGACGAATACTCTCATGCTGTCACCTCTAATTCGTAAGATAAAATCTTAAACTCACCATTGCCATGAAGCATCAGTGCCTTCAAATCCTCTTCACCATCTACGAAGTAGAAGATGCGAGAATCAGGGACACCGAAACTATCAGTTTCATTCTCGTAATGCTCACCACCAAAGCTGAAGTATGCTCCCTCAATGGGAGTGTCTTCATCGTTAAACAGCACAGAAGCTGTAGCACCAATAACTTTCATTGTGTTTCCTTTCAGGAAAAGAGGGTTAATAACCAAACCTTCACAGCAACAAATGCTGCAAAGCAGAGCACACCTATTACATATTCCATGTTATTTCCTTTAGGAAAGATGTTTAGCCCAACGCTTCTCTACCACCTTGTGCACCTCTTCCAGAGGACAAGCAAGCAGATCAGCCACTTCCTGACATGACAACCTTGTATTAGATAATACAAAGTTGATACGCTCATCAAGTGTCATATCATTTCCTTTCAGGAAAGAAACTCATGTTAGTTTCTTTGTTGTCACAATCCATCATCTCAAACAGGATTGATTTAGCCCTGTTCAGATACTGCCTAGCAGTCTCTGTATCACCCAGTGCCATTAGCTCTTGAGCATCTGACATAAGCCCCGCCACTATCATCCCACCACCTGAAAGGCGGTAGCTGATTGAGTCTCTGACGCTTTCCTTGAAAGCTGTGATGTCACAGCCATACATTGTGATTTCTTTGGTTGTCATGTTGTTTCCTTTCAGGAAGCCATTGCTTCAGCCAGTGCATTTTCACTGTCGATAGTGACAGCATCAAACACCTGTTGCTTCGTGCCTTTGTAACCCATACTCTTCAAAATTGCATAGCAAGTTTGACCCTTGGCGGTAAGTCTCATGCCTCGCATCTCAGCTTTAAGACCTTGTCTTAAGACACGAAGACGATAAGCATTGATTTGTTCCGGTGTAGTTAATACCATTTTGTTTCCTTTAGGAAAAGAGAAGCGACCTTGCTTCTGTTAAAGCTAAGCTTTAGCCCTAACAGAAACCCACTGTCTAGCACCGACCCCAGTGCCACAATGGAAAATGTCTCTCACACATATTATCAGCATGATATGTAAGCATGCCCTGCACATTCACCTTGTACAGGCTAGGCTAGTCCATAGCAATGATGCTTGCCTTGCTAATAGCAAGCACCCTCACCGACACTAGTATCAATTTTTAAAGAGCAAGTCGAGATAAGCTTCGCTTCACAGCGGGACAAATCCCTATAAAGAACGCTAGATAACATTCTCCAAAGAAGGTAGCTATGCTACCCCTTTAGGCAAGGCTATCGTAAGCTTTGCTTACACAACAAAACCAGTGGTATCAAGCTTCGCTTTACCTTTGGCATACAAACCGACAATGACTTTGTCATCAAGGTGACGAACATCTGAGTTGTCTCCAGAGACAACAGGAATTCCCATAAATGTCTGAGGAATATCTTGTTCCTTACGGAACACTACAGCAATTCTCATTTGCTTTTTCAAAGCCTTGGCAACAAAAGGCTGAAAGCCTTCGACACCGGAATAGCTGAATGTCAAATCATAGTTGGCAGGTAAATCTTTACGATTTACATCTTTGGTGTAATCGTAGAATTGAACATCGGGAAACATCTGAAAGATGTTCTTTTTGGTGTAGCTCACCTCGATGGTTTCCCATCGAATGTCACTTGTACCATTCAATCTAACTAACGGAGTTAGACCGAGCTTTTTAGCCTTAGCGACAAGCTTTTTAATATCTTCAGCAAGCTG